TCAAGCCAAAAACATGGTTCGCTCTTTTTCCCGGCGATTGGCCAAACCTTGAGAAAACACTAATCTGCCGTTTTTCTTAATTTTATTCCAAGGTCTAAAAGCATTAGCCGCTGCCAACTTGTTACCTGCTTTCAAATGTCTTGCAACACTTGAGCCCGCAAGGCCGCGCACACCAATGTTATAGGACAGTAAAATAAGCGCATCAAACATATTCTGAGTCATCTTGCCAGCCGCAATCTGCTCAGCAAACATTAGGTTTACAGCTGGCGCAAAATCCATATTAATCAGATTATTTTTAAGCTCAGCAGCTCGTGCTTCAGTGATAGGTTTATCAGTCGGACTTACTGAACGACGGTTCTCGTAGTACGTGCTACCGTAGCCAATTGTCCATACTTTGGCACTATCGAGATAAGGAGTACCTACAAATTCCTCGTACTCTTTCAAAGCTTCATTGCCTTTTGTAGAAAAATTCATAGCAAGAGCCGATGTGGCTTGAGTTTCCCAGCCATTCACTTTGCCCAACGCAACTTTTAGCTCGTTGGTAGACATGAGCGCAAGCATTTGGTGTGCGCCATCCACCATATCCTGACTGAGTTTTTTGTTTTCTTGATGGCTACGCATCCAATCAAAAAACTGTGTTTCGTTCATTTCATTCATTGTATTTCATCCTTCTTGGTTGTTAACTGAGATTCCAATTTATAAATAACGGTCCGCAATTGCTTTTTTTCTAACTCTAATCGTGCATTGCGACTGCTTATTGAGCGGATTAATCGGGTGTAATGTTTGAGCTCATGGGCGACTAATATAGATATAATCAGTAGAAGCACCCTTGCCCACATAGTTTGATATGACGCGACGAAAACAGCACTACCCCAGTCTGCCCACGTCAGCATCAGCCAAAACATGATTGATAAAGAGATGGCGGTTGATACAGCCATACGCCTGGTGCATGTTTTACTGCTAAGTAGTAAAAAGGCGCATGAAACCAATCCCAAAAAGGGCGCGACTAAATTTATCCAGCGCCAATCTAGCCAATGATAAATATTCACTTGTTACGTCCTCCGAAGAACACGGCTGCAAGTAGTTTCAAGCGCTCAAGAACCACGTCTTTAAAAAACTCCAACAACTCTATAATGAGTTCCTTGAGCAAGGTTTTGATTGACTGCCACAATTCAGCGCTACGTAAGAGCTCTCCAATGTTTCGGACAATAACCGTACCCAAAAATGACATACACAGTGCGGTTAGTAGTAGCAGTGGCATCGGCGGGTTTGCCGTAAATGATGGAAGTACGACAAACGCACCCACAACCCCGCACAAGAAACCTAATATTAAGTTAACGGCTAAGCGCGCTGGCGAGAGCGGCGGCGTGGCCATCAAGTCAATGAATAGCGATACAAGCGAACCGATCATCGCTAAAGTCATTGCAGCTGCAAAAAATAGCCAAATCGGTAGATCTAAATATAAAAATGAATGCGTTTGATTCAGCTGCTGTGCCAAACCACTTGCTGCGCTAGCCACTGCAATATAGTTAGCGCCACCGCCAATAATGCTAGTAGAAGCCACTCTGACCGCTTCAATTCTGTGGTTCATGCGTTCCTTCTCCTTTAACGACGTGCTCGAGCTTGAGATACTGCTATCACGCCATCAAGTCGATTAATTACGTTGGCCTTATATCTGTTTTCGTTTTCAAGCTGCTTTGATGCCAGATCGAAACTTGGTGACTTTTGATACATTTTTACAAAAGACAATCCCATTTTAAGCGCTTCAGGCAGGCTCATTTTGCCGTGTTCCATCATGACCATCGCGTCTCTTAGTAACGCATTCTGCAATTCTTGCGGCTGTCCCTGATAGATAGCTAAGGGCGAGAAATCGTGCTGGCTCTACAATGCCAGCCCCTCCTTGCTTGATAAGTGTCAAGCCTTCGTTGTCGCATCCCATCTCAACAAAATGCATCAATTGCAGAGATCCTTTGTTATAAGCATTCGCAAGTTCATTGAATGCTGAAGACGAAGTTGCAGACAATTTCTTAATCACTTCATATCGATCGTTTACAATCTTGGTTATTTCATTGTCAGTTGATGTGCTAAGTACCTGGTCCCACATTAAGTTTTCATCTGAGCCGCCGACTATGCTTGTTAAGTCGCCATACAGCTGGCAAGCCATTTGTCCGCATAGCCATTCAAAGACGTTTTCGCATAACCCTTCTAGGACGCAAGCATGCGCGCCGCGTAGATGTTGAATGTACATGTCACCAACTTGATAGTTTTCAGGTACATCTGATTGCAAGGTGTCAATAAAGTAATCTTGACTGACGCTATCGTCTTTGTAGCCGTGGTCTGACACTGCTTGATGATTTAATAGCAAGTAATAGCGCTCTTCCACGGTAAGACTGGCAGCAAGCATTGGTTCATCAGTGATATGGCCAATTAATGCACTTATGCGACGCTCGTTGTATTCCTGCGGGATTTGCGCAATATCGATTGCTTGACCGATATTCAAATCAAGTAGCGTTAATTCACAGTTAAGCAATTGGACTGATAAAGTTGTTTTCATGGTTAGCGCCTCATGTCTCTAATGTTTTGCTGATCCCATGCTGTTCGGGATAGGAATACTATTTGTGCTCTAACGGCAATACGGCTACCGTCTTTATTCATTGGTGCTGTGATTGGCGCTGATACGCTCTCAATTACCATTGGGTTGTAGGTCTTACCGCCATATTGGAGTTGTACTAAGGTTGGAATTACGGACGGGAACATGGCATCTGAAAAACCATCGGTTAATCCGGCCACTAACAATGATTCTGATGACAAACTGACAGCTGACGCCCAGCACTGTAATTGCTCTAACGCGTCTTCAACCTCAGCTTTAGCATCTGCCCAGGCTTGGAAAATGAGGCTGCCAGTAATTCTGATAGAGCTTGATGATGTGAAAATCTGCTGGCTATTGATTTTGGTAAAATTAGACTTGCCAGCCAGCCCTTGCAGGCTGGTTTGGGCATCGCTTAATATGTCGCCCACTCCTAAAAAATCAGAGACAATAGCGCCTCCTTCAGCAATTAAAGAGGCCACACCTTTTGGGTCACTACTGGCCGCAAAGAAACTATAAAAGGCGGCGTTTGCTTGCCCAGACTGAATCATGCCCATAAGATTGGGCATCCGGCCTTCAGGATTTGATGATTCAAAAGGCGTGGTGTACTGCGAATCGATAGCAAAGTCAGCTTCTTCAAAGAGTGAGGCAACGACTGGTTGGCTCGTATCAACGTCATACGTCTGCTTTCCTTGCCCGCCCTCTATGTTGCCTTCCTTAACCGCACTGATTTTGACAACAAGGTTTTTGTTTAAGCCATGGGTGCCCCAATCGCTACCCAATGTTTTACCATTGGGCCGTTTGGTTTTATTGTTGGCTGGCGTATCAGCCATTATTGGTCACCCTTAAGATTGGTTAGTGCCTGCAAACTGACGGCGATTAACTTGTCTTGGTAGATATCAATAACTGCAGTGATTCGACCTGTTAAAACCTCGTCTCCTTCAGCTTGATCTAGTAGGTTGGCAAGCTCATCGCTATCAATAGTCGTAGGGTCGAAGTCATTAGCATTAACGACTGTTTCCATTTCACTGATACGATCACCAAGTTCATTGGCTGCCGGCTTTTCTTCAGAGACGGGTACTGGCGCTTCTGTGGCTGGTTCTTCTTCTGCTACAACGGGAGGTAACTGATCAGCGTCAGTGTTAAAATATTTTGGATCAGCATCTAAATTGGATTCAATCGTAAAACTGATTCTGTCCATTTTGGTATTGCGGATACGCACCAGCACCGGTTGCTGATAAGTCTCAACTTGCTCGGCTGTGAATCCAAACTTGCCAGCGTTGTTGACAAGCCAGGCACGATAATTATCAGCGTCTCCATTGTCATATGCAGATTTGATGACTATAGCTCTACCATTGCCACTCTCGACAATAAGGTCGTCACCAATGATAGGCGCGCCATTACCGGCACGATCGGTATCGCCTAATTTCTCAGGTACCAGGTTCTTTGAATTGGCTTTTATTGATTCGACTGATTTTTCATCACTGCGATCGCGCGGCTGCAGCTCTTGCGGAAACTTGGGATTGGCCACACCTGAAGCATCATGTGAAGTGATAAGGTTTTTAGCTTCGACCAGTGCAAACTTACTACTAATTTTAGTGCCTTTAATGGTTGTTGACTCATTAGCACGGCCTTCAGTTACTTTGCTATTAGCGCCTGACTTATTAGTAGTCTCTGTTTCAAATTCATCATCAAAAAAGAGATTCAAAACCATTGTTTCTGTATTAATTCTGTCAAACTGATTGACTTCATTATCGTCTGCTTGATAAGATTCATCACAGAAGTCTTGGTATTGGCTAGATCCGGTGACCCCATCAAACGTTTCGTTTGTGGCAGTATCCCCTAGAGCTACCAAGGCTTCTTTTTTGTTTATGCCTATGTCATATAAAACCTTACCTTCGTTGTTCTTCTCAAGCACTACTCTTGCTGCCTTTAAGTCATCACCTACGATCACGTCAACATTCAGCACGTAATACCCTTCGATATTAGAGCCTTTATCTTTGTTTAAAGCAGTGTAGTGTCCATATTTTCCCTGTTTGATCATTGCAGGAATAGCGGCCACCAGCTTCAGCTTTTCACGAAATGTATGATTCGCTTTAGCGATATGCTTACCACCGCGGCGTCTCAATAAAACATCACTATCGATAGCAGGACAGAAGACAACCTTATCTTTTAGATTTTGATCAAAATAAGCCATGGCATTGTTTTTGGCAGTTTTGAAATCTACATCATCACCGACTTCTATTTCTTGACCTGTGATAACAATAGGCTCAAGGTCAGTAGATTCAGATTCAAATTCAGGCAAAGCATCCTCTGAATCAGTTATAACCTCTACTTCATTAGCATCAACCTCATTTGCAGTAGCATCGTCAACTTTAGGCGCTTTCATTGCCTCATCAATCTTCGCGTTTAACTCTGCAATGTCAGCATCAAGCTGTGCAATGGTTGCGTCTGTATCATTCAATTCGTTCTGAGCATCAAGCAATTCTTGCTCTTCTTTGATTTTTCGCTCCTGAGTGGCTTTAAAGCGTTTAGAATTTTTGGAGGCAACCAGCAAAATACGTTTGGCCAAGATCGGCAGCCTTACGTTGTCACCTTGCTTGGGTGATAGAACAGCAGTCACATCGCGCTTGTTCAGCATCCACTTCCAACTGATCATGATATCGCTAGGCAACAGCTTGGTTGGCGTGCTGTCAGGATTATGAAACCATATAGAAACTGTTTGACCATCAGATAAATCAAAAACGATAGCGATATTAGCAACGCCTTGACGTTTAAACGGTTTGGTCTGCGTGACATATTCAACTGTTAGGCCGTCTGTACTGCTTGCGCGTTTCATAGCATCAAAGAGACGATTTTTAAGCAAATCTAAGCGGGCCTTTGTTTCCATTAGCGCATCAAAGCTATTTTCATCCAATGGGGTTGCGCCGATGCTGGCAAGCTCGCCTGCCAAATCAAACTTACTGGTAAGCTCCTGACGGCTATCAGCACGTGTTAAATCCAACTGCAGGGAAGATAGTTTGCCACCGTGACTGATTAGCCCTGCGTCGTGATCCCATTGCACACCATCAAAACATACGCGTTTGGCCTCATGATTTAACTCTGAAGCTGTAATAAGTGGTAGGTAAGGTTTGTCTTGCGACTCATTGTTCATAAGCTTGCTTATGGAGTCGATGGACCAGGTATCATGTGTGCCGTTTGACATAGCATCAAATTGTGTCTCGCTGCCAGTCACCATAACGCAACTGGTGCCGCCTAGATGGTCAAGCTGTGCTCGAGCAATCGCTAACGCATGGTCATTATCAAGTGCGCCGCCAATCACCAAACTGTCAACATATTGACCGCTATCGAATACACTAAAAACATGCCAGCTATCATCATTACTACCAACGCTTACATCAAAACCTAAGCCATCGAAACCCGCACTGTCTGCAACAATTGCCATCACGTCACGATGTGAGCCTGAGATCATGCCAATTTCATATGGTGAGTATCTTGTGGTTTGAGTACCGTCAGACTTACGCGTAGGATGATGACTGCGAGCTTTATGAATTTTTTTGTATGTCATGTGGCCGTACCTATATGTTAATAATCAGATAGGCTTATTTTGACAAGGTTTGAGGTATCGGCTTTAGGGGTGTTCCATGATTAGAAAAAGCATAAAAAAACCCGCTAAATAATTAGCGGGTTTTCATGCCTATAAAAACTTATCTAAAGAAATTTTTTGCCTCTTTCTTCTATTATCGCAAGCTGCTCTGATGTGAATCCATTCCATTTTTGCTCATTGAAACTATCAAAAATGGTGCTATGACTGTCTTTTATCTCAAGAACTTTTAAGCTAACTCGTGCAAGTAGCGAAGATAATTCTTGAGTCATCAAATACACCTGTTCTGTCTTGGTAAACCCAACGTCCTGCCACATGCGATTGTTCATGACCATATCGTCATCCATTACTCTTGCTGGTTTCTGACGAGATAAAATCATTTCATAAGTAAATACTATAGCATCAGGGAGTAAGGACACTGGTATGTCGACAATCCCGTCAGGATAACCAAAGTGACTACCTACATATTTATAAGCATCGCTTATCAACATATTACCACTGGCCAACCGTTCACAAGCTTGACGCAATGAGGTACGCTGTTCACTGTCTGACTTGTGTAGCATTTTTTCGCAATCAATGAAGTAACGACGAACCTTTCGACCTTCATCGTTATTCTCAACCATAGCAAGTTCTTTTGCTGTGTCTAAGGTTAGATGATATTCAATGGTTGGACGACCACCTTTAGGTTTTTCCCCATTCTGGGAGAAACTTATAAAATCAAGATTTTCAGAGAATTTGTACTCTGAAATTCGACCTTGAATCCAAGTAGTAAAACGCCTACCTACCTTTAAAAATTTATGCAAATCACGAGCGTTGACCACAAGCTGGCTTACGCCATCTATAACCGCCTTGAAAATAATAATAAGGTTTTGATCATCAAAAACCTTGTTTTGTGAAACAGAAACCGTGTTTTCAGTTTCATATACTGTTAAACTATTCATACTAATTCCTCTTTACGATTGGGTTAGTAGCCTCATACATAACTTTCGAAGGGAGTGTATGGGGCTTTTTTGTATCTGTTCTAATGACACTATATTTAATGTCATTGACAACATATTAACGTGACACTATAATTGATGTCAACCGATATTTTAAATTGTAGGATTTAGTTATGACTTATTTATTAGAATCAGAATTGTTACAATCACAAGATACATGGAAACGCAGCCAAATAAGACTCACACCCACTCTACATAAAGCTGTGCTTGATTATATTTCTGAACACGAGCTATCCTCTTTAAATACTGCATTTCTTGCACTAATAAACCAAGGTCTTACGACATCTAAAGGAAATACCAAACACAAAATCATATTTACTGAGTGGCACCCAACTCACCTTGAACTAGAAAATAGCGATAGCTTCATCAGTCATAATGAGAAAGTTCGCATGGCTTGCGCAGAGTACATGAACGAATTCTTCGATAAATATCCTAGCCACAATTTAATAAAATTTGAATTTAAAAGCCGAATCCAAAAAATACATAAAAAGGATCAAGAGGTGCTTTTTGGTATACGTATTTGGTATAGATATCCTGTTGGTAATTGATCAATAAAAAACCCACTCGTTAGAATGGGTTTTTTATTCAAAAACTAAAATCAGTTAAAAAAATGAATTATGTTAGATTAATCTCAAAACATAACTACTTATCTCTTATTCATCTACATGACCCTCTACTTCAAAATCTTGAGTTATGGTCTTTACCGCGGTAACATGATGCAACAATATAGATTTGTCAATAAATCTTAGGTACTCATCTTTTTTTATTGAAATATTATTTTCAATGCCTGTTTCTACACTATAAGAATAGAAATTAAATTCTTTGTTTACATATTCTTTACAGCCAGTAATCTCTTTATTGTTGTACGAAAAGGAACTTACCTTAGAATACTCTGGAAATAAAGCAATATTCATACCTTCCATACCATTCTGCACTGAATTAAATGCAATTCCATATATGCCTTCACTAAAATATGTACGGAAATATTCAAATATTACTTGAGTTTCAAGATAAACAGAGTTTTTCCTTTGAGATGCAGGCTTAGAGAGTAAGAATACCAATCTTTGAATAAAGTAAGACTTATGGGATTTATCTACAAAGTCCTTATCAAAAGGACAAACACTCATCTGACTTACTTCTTTTAATTTACTTAAATCTAAAAGTCTTAGTGTGTCGGTAGCTCTAAACTCAGCAGACATAACTATGTCTCCTGTAGTGGCGCGTACTTCACTGAAGCAGGTTTCTCGACTATCTGAAGCATAAAATGCTGAAATTCCTGTAGGTGTCATTCGCTGCTCGCCTGCCAGCATAGTTGGCACTGCACCAAGCTGGCTAGCAGGATCACTATAAATTGCGGTTCTTTCTTCTACTGTATTTGCAATTCTTGCCCTAAATATAGGAGTGTTCGGATTTAGCTCATAAATCACAGTATCAATGATTTTTCCATCTTCATGTATTAATGCAAACAATGAGTCTAAGAACGTTTTTGCATTATGATTAAAGAACCTATGTTTATGATGTATTGATCTAATAAAAGTATCCCATTTAGCCTCATATTCATTACCATCATCTAATGTACCATCATCGTAAACAAATAAATCTTCATACTCACTACCTAAAGATTTTTCAATCTCGCAGTACAAATCATCTCTAAGCTGTTCCGATCCAAGCTCTAACCAATCTATCATATTAAAAATGTCTGAAGGATTTAATGTTTCGTCATGAGCAAAAAAATACATTCCTTGCTCATGTTCACTGCATTCAGAAAATGGAACGACAGCCTCTAAAAATCTTGAACTTAGTAAGGCAATTACATCATTTCTATCGATTACCTCTACTTTATTTTTATTACAATAGAAACATATTTTTTCTTCTGAAGAGTAAACACCTTCTTTTTTTATAGACTCTATGTTGACACAATCTGAACATACATAACTCATTAAGACCCCTGAAGCAATAAAGTAAGCAAAACTTCACTATATCACTGTCTGACTACCTCTCAAACATTAATGGGCGCACTTTTTGAAATGTGATTTGCTCTTTAACAATCTCGCTTCGACCAGCGCTATTGGGTTCAGCACTACCGCTCTTAACAGCGACCAGCCACGACCTAGTTATTGGTGGCGGCTTATCAGGGTGCTTATGATTGATCATAGCAACAGTTAACTTGAATGCATACTTGCGCGGCTCATTAACCGTCCCATCTTTATTAAAAGCTAGCTCATGACACGCTCTGTAAGATTTGAAAATATCGCCATTGCCAGTTTCAATAAACGTCATATCTGTATCGTCACCCGTTTTTACCGTCAAGTATCCAGCTGGTAGCGCGCCAGCATGATAATTTTCCGCTTCTGAACTACCAAAAGAGATATTTGCGTCAGTTACCAGGTAACCTAATGACGGATCTTTAAACCAAGGTATGTTTGGACCGTTATTAAAGATATCTTCAATTTTAACGATATACATGCACTGTAATAGCACATCATGCGCTTTGACCTTACCGTATATCTTTTTGAGCGATTGCAATGGTGACGTGAAAGAGACGCCAGTATTAGAGTCAGGCTGAGCAAAACTTGGCATTAAGTTATACCTCATCATCAAACTCCATTTCAGGCAGCTCATCATCAGCTTCTACCATCGGTTGCCCACCCATTCCATTAGGCATACCCATGCCTTCAGGTATTACTGGCTGGCTTGTGATAGATATAGCAATCTGTTCAGCTATACCTATATCGTAACCCATCTCATCCTCTAAAATTAGCTGTGACGTTTCTTTCCCAAGGCCAAGCTCTTTAATTATCTGAACCGCACTCATCTGAATTGTCGTCGTATTAGCACGGCTTTGCTTGTTGTTCAATGCTTGAGTGGCTGCCGCATTCTGATCGCTGTAGAAATCAAACTGCCATGGATAGTCCTGTGGTTCGAAATATTCGCCATATTTAATACCCCAATGAATGCTCATAACATGATTGTACGCATCGATATTGGCTTGTCTGATAAATGTTGAACGACGCATAATCTGTGCAGACGTTTGAAAGGATGCACCATCTCCTAACCCACCCGCCAACATGTCAGCCCAACCCATCAGCGCTAAGTCAATACCAAGACCACCCGCTAACCGGCGTAGGTTCAGCATCAATAGGCCTTCATTGAGTGGTGCATTACGCTGTGATAAATCCCCGACCGATTGTAGTATCTGCTTTTCACCCCACTGTGGTAGAACGTGGTGTTTAGTGCCATAAAGCGCTTCCCCACCCTTGAATGCCTCTTCAATCTGGTCGCGGTATTTGGTTAGCATCTTGGTTAAACCTGCTGTGTATTTCTTTTGCTGATCAGCTGGCATGCTTTCCATATTTAACGTCAGAAAAGTTTGTCTTACGCTGTCTGCGATCTGCTGATTGTTTAAACCAGCACGGCTAATTGTGACATCCTTCCATGGATCCTCGATCGGATATAAGAAGGAGCCACCAACCTCTGAGGGCAGTAGCGGACTATCGCTACGTAAGTCATGAGTCAACACTTTTGCGTCTTGCCATACCTGCAGCGGGATTTGTGGCACGTTTTCGATACGCGGCATTTTTACCCGTAGTATCTGCATTGGCGTAAGTTTGGCAATGGATCGCTCTAAATTTTCTTCTTCTAACGCATGAAAGCCGATTGTGCGTCCAGCTTGCTCAAACGGCATAATGAGTGGCGAGGCGGTATGCCTATTGTTCATAATATCTACCACACCAGCTCTCTTATCTGTATAGATACGGGAATAGCTGTCCCCGTAGCCTACGGCCTGACGTGCCATAGCAAAAGCGATTCTATTAATGATAGGCGCAATATAACGCGCCTCACGCTCAACCCTGTCACGCAATTCTTTTGCACGTCGGCCCTTTCCTCTTACCCGGTCATGAGACGTTAAAAAGATCATATCTCCTGTTGTTTCATGCCCGCCAAGCGCTGCGGTCACATGCAAACTTAACGCTTCTGCAACTTGTGGGTCTTTTTGCATGATCTCCCATAGTGCGTAAATCTGCTGGCGTGTACGCGGTTTTTTATCGGGACCATTTGGCGTGCCAAGCTCAAATTGATTAAGCGCATCGTAGTTACGGTTTACATCGTGTATCGATGCTGATGTATGCGTTTGTTTAAATTCGCGGTCGCTAATCAGCATATTGGCCATTGTGTGTAAAAAGTTCATTATTACCGCCTATTAATTATTTTGGTGCGCCAGTATTACCGCCGCCAGTCTCTACGCCAGGATGTAAATGATATCTAACCGATACGCTGCCAGCCTTGACGTCAATAGTTGAGTAAATACTGCCGTTAATAGTCTGATTGCCGTAAGAGATACTATCGCCATTGATGGTTTGGCCACCATTAACCGTTTGATTGCCCGTCATAAAGAAGTTGCCAACCTGATTGATATCGCCTCTAAAATTTGTCTCAGCATTGACGTTGACCGTGCCAGCTGTAATATCAACCACATCAGCCTCGATACTGACTTTACTGGCCTTAACATTTATAAAATCTTTTGCTGTGAGCGTTATGCTTGACCTTGCCAGCACCTCAATATTTTTTTGTCTGATACGTCTGATATCGACCACGGCACGGCCTTGGCCATGACGGCGGTAGAACGTAATAACGGGCATGGTGGTATCACCCTGCTCAAAAAATACCCACACATCAGCGCCATCAATCAATTCACGCTCAGTGTCCATATCATCATCACCAATCGGATACGCCAGCATCGCGGTAATACCATCCGCTACGCCATCTGTTAGACCAGCGATAGCCACTTGCGCGGTACGATTTACCTTGTCATAGCTAATCAAAGTAGCTGGATGCATATAAGGGGATACTAAGCTCATTTGGTATTCTCGATTTGGGCAAGCCATGCTTTGGTTGCCATGACAGATCTGCCACCTAACGCGCCTGACTCGTAATTATTTGCACTGGTCAACACGACTAGGCGCTGGTTATCGACCGTGATCAACTTGCCAGCTGCCAATCGATCATCCAACTGACGTGTGATTTGTGCTTTGGTGATTAAAATCCTGCGTAGATTTTGTAGTTCGCGCGTGTCAGCACGTGGGTAGTATTGAATAGAGCGTTCAGCATTGGCTGTGCCTAAGATCTCTGATCCATTGTCATCGATTGACAGGTAGTTAGTATTGCCATGTTTGATGGCGTTAGGGCTCTCAATCCATTGCACAGCACTTTTATCAAAAAGGATAGACTCGCCAAGCATCAGCTCGTTTAGTCTGACAACTGATACGCCGTCATCGTCAAAACGAATAACAGCAGCTTCTTTTTGTAATGCTAGGGCAATTGGCGTGGTTGGCAGTTGACCTTTTAAACAAATGAAGCTGGCAAGTTTGATATCACGTTTGATTCTGATTTTTGCGCCTAATGCCCGGTAAACTTCGTTGAAACTTGTATTTTTCAAGCTCACCGCTTTATTTGTGACGCCTAACAGTGCTTCACAACCGGCTAAAACAGCGATGATATGAATAGCTGCAATGCGCTTGCCTGCCTTAATGGATTGCTCATTTATGACTTGCGACTTAACAATTACCAGTCCAACACCTTTAGGTGTGGTCATCTTGCGACCTATGGTAAATAACTCACGTAATCTATCATCCGCTTTTACCACCAATTCAAGCGATACCGGCACTGGTACCATATCAGTACGGTAGATCGCACTGATTAAGTTACCGCCGCCAATCTGGCTGCCATCTTCTAGCTGTACATTCATTGGGTCACAACCTTACTCCATCATATTGCTAGTAAAAAACACGTCTAAGCCTCTGTCATTTTGCGGCGTATCAACCGTAAATGGTTCGCACTGGAAGGACTCTTTTTGCATTTTTAGCACAGCATCACTGTATAAAGTGCGGGCCTCGCTACTGCTCATGCCAGTAGGGTTCACTCCCAAGCCTTGCGCACCTTCCATTCGCTTAGCTTGAACAAGATCGCAATGTGCCATGACGACCGGCTTTACAATGAGCCAGTCAGTAACGCTTAATACCGTATTTTCATTGATGACCAGCAATGGCTTTTTGACATCAGCTAACCCTTGTGGCGTCTGAGTTAACAAACGCCCTGACCAGCCTACGTATTCTTTAATAGCATTTTTGAAGACCTTAATTACATCTTCAAAAATTAACGAATAGCCGGTCGTTAAAAGCTCATCATATAGCTCTTGCGCGGCATCATTTACGCTGCCAACGACATGATCCACGTCTGTATCATAAATGCTCATATGAACGCCTTAGCCGTAAATGGTTACACCATCTGAGTTGCTTTGTGGCAATAGATTGCTGAATTTGTCTAACGCGCTAGTGAGAGTGTTGGCAAAGACGTCAGCATTGTTGCCAGTTGAACCCAGTTTGCCGCTTTGGCCAAAGTAGTTATAACTACATGACGCTTGTACTTGTAGGATTTGGCTACGGCTGGCTGAATCAATCTCACCGCCGCCATCTGCAAAAGTAATAGCCAAATCAATTAGTTCGTATTCGCGGTTGCCTTTAATCGTATCGCCATCACCTATATAGCCGTCATAGACGCGTGCCAGTGGTAATTCACCGCCAAATTTAATAACAATGTCTTCAGCAAATCTTGATATAGCACCACTTTCAGTTTCAATAAATGTCCATTGCGATTCAAACTTAGTTTTGACTACGCTAGTTGACTGACCTTGCAAGCCACCTGCGTAATCAACTTCAGCAGGATCATGCATAGTAGTGATAGGTCGTTGGAAATTCTGTAGAAGGATATGTAGGTTTTCATAGCCATCAATCACTAATACGGCGTTACACGCCAGCATGGCAGCGCCGAGTGACTTAGCAGTTTCATAGCGTTTGCGCATAGCTTGCGGGCTTGGTGTGCGTGTTCTCATAAGGTAGGCCTTATCAATTAGATTAATGATAGGCTTATTTTGACAAGGTTTGAGGTATTAGCTTTAGGGGTGTTCCATAGAATAATAGACGTAAAAAACCCGCTAATAGTGATTAGCGGGTTTTTGGTATAAAAGTGTCAATCGATAATATGGTCGTTAAGCAATCAGCTCTTTCTCAGCAAGTTTTGCTAAATACGCGCTTCTGCTCTTATAACGATCTTTATTACTTGATACTTTCTCATCGATCATATGGATTAAACGACTAGGCAAAGTAATATTGATTTTCTCACTCTTTCCCAAATAACGGTTAACATCGACCGGCACTAATGCCCAAGTCATACCTTCATATTCAGGATTATCTATATGGTTATTAATACTCGACGGCAGAGGGACTTCTTCACCATCTTCTACTAAGCCCTCAAGGTGTAATTCGATTGCTTCAATCGCATTATCAATCGCATCTTGATAATCGTCGGCAGCTGAAAAACAACCTTCTATATCAGGTACGAATATACCGTGGGCTGTGACATTATCCCCTCTTGCAATTGCAATAGGATATAACATATTTAAACTCCTCATTGAGTCATGTAAGTCGTGTGAATCGAATATCTAAAAAAGCCGCTGGGTTATGCCAACCCAGCTTGTTTCAAGATACTTTTAACAGTCTGCTGAGGTAAATCTTTCTTTGGATGGGGAATAGTCACTCTACCTTTTTTAACATCATGCTTAAATTGGTTGTGACTTCCTTTTGTTCCTACTAAATACCATCCATCAGCTTCGATTATTTTTATTAATTCACGACTTTGCATAACCTCCCTTATTTAGTTAATAAGACTTTTATGACTCCAATTGGTCAATAAAGTAATTATAACTCTGGAGTTATATTAATGCAAGATAATTATAACTCCAGAGTTATAATTACTTATTCTAGTTATCAATAAGGTGAAAAGTTAGCCACGTGGTACATATTAGCTGCAACCGCTAGCTTGATTCCCATATCCTCAGTCTTAATAGACACGGCCACTTCCGGCACAACCTGCCAAGGCACTAACCGTGACAAAGTTGGTGCCAATTCTGACAGCTCTCCAATATCAACACTTGAGTCAATTTTAATGCGCAAACGGCTTGTTAAAAAACTGTCAGCGGACTCCCTTTCACTAACATGTAGAGGGTAATTGCTGGCCTGTGCTTTTGAGTGCCACAGTCTCTTGATTTCGTTCTGTTCAGGATAAAGCATATTTAACACAAACTGCAGAAAACCAAGGCCGCGCTCACTTGCCATCGATTCCCAATTGGCATAAATCACACTCATAAGCTTGTCGGACAAATTTGCATCATCACGTCTTAAGACAGCAAGACCGTTGAGCTTTGTAAATCGCTCTACGACCGTTCGGCTGGCAAGCCAAGGCACACCATAGCTGTAAATATCATTCAATTGCTCAATTTGCATATCTTGAATGACACCAGCAAACACGCCAGCCATCGCGCGTTCGAGGTTATTGGCCTTATGGCTCTTTAAGATAGGCGCTAAAAAATCATTGGCTGTTAATGCTACATTGTCCATATCGCATTTCCGCTGTCTGCTGTACGAGTTAAGTTTATTTTAATACTGGTTTCACTCAGATACGCCCATTCATGCGGCTTGACGGGATTTGAGCTCACGTCCTCACCACTTACTGTAAAATCGCTAATTCTGTCCTGAAATGCAGATAGGCTATTACGCAGGCGTGTTGCAATCTCTTGTAAGTTAAATCCATCGGCATTGTGATGCACTGCAGCAAGTGAGCCTTTGCCATAATCCGCTAAAAGCAACTCTTTAATCTGCAGACGCACAGAATCAATATCGTGTACCGCGGCAAGCCTGCCAGTGATAGTGATTTTGTAAGGGCGTTCTACAACAAGCCTGGTTCTTACGCGTCCATCTAGCAAGCTATCAGCGCGCGCAACCAATTGCCTGATATCTTCAATAAGCTGTGCCGCTTCACTGGCGCTACCTGACTTGGGCACTACGGCCAAGTTAAGATAATTAATATTCTCTAACGCTGCCCCATAGTACTTCTCCTGAATCGTCTCATTCCATATGGCCATATAGTTAATGCGATTTAAAAAGTGCTGCATGACTAAAAACGTAAAATTGCCCATAAAAACAGCATTTCTGTCATACATAGCTGGGAAGCTGGCGAGCAACCGCATCTGATCAATCGTTAGTGGGTTCGCGCCAGCGCGTACCATATTGCCTGCTTTGAAATAAAGCGTTAAACGACTTTCATCGTTCGTTATGATTTCGCTAAGGGCTGCTTGCTGCAGACTGCCAAGATCAATCTCACCGTATGACTGAGTAATAGCAAACTCATACACCTCGCCTGCTTGTACCGTCTTGCCAGCACGGTCGGTCGCACCAAAGACAATATTGATGTTGGTCAAGTTGTCACTTTGTAAGGTATAAACAGCTTGACCTATGCCTGCATTCATAAATTTTGGTGTGTGCTGGTAAACTTCGCCCGTTGTCAGATTGGTAACACCAATTGACGAGAAATAAGCATCATCGGTCGTAGATAATTTTACGGTATAGAACGGCTCGTTGATGGGTATTGTTATGCTTACTCGAGTGATAATGCTTTGCTCAGCCAGTACCGTCTTAGACTCGCCAGCCTGTACAGTCACTGCTGCCAACAATCGCCATTGCCTACCTGTGCCATCCTCTATCAGTCGTCCTTGTGATAGCGTCACTGTTGCGCTGCCAGAGTTCTCAACTGTCAGTCTATGCTGGCATGGTGTGGCTACCGGTAGAATACCCTTGTTGATGGCGTCAGCAATGATCGTTCGGTTTTTTGATTTAATAAATGGCTCAATCGCATTGACATCATTGTCACGCTTTAAAAATACGACTGCTTCCACAATCGACGTTAACATTGCTCTGACAGTAGGATCACCCGCCCGCCATTGCTCAGCGACTTCCGGGTAATCGTTAATCTGACTGCTAATACTAGCAAGTATGTTACTGCGCTCTGACATTGTAATAGTCCTGGTCTGCATTCTGAGGTGTGGATTCGCCAAGCTTGATATCGATGTTTCCGATTGATAGATAAACATGCAATTCATCAAAACCAACTTGCTCAGTATTGACACTGATTTGACTGTCATCTAACTGGTTAACTAAGGGTATATCTCGGCGCAACTGTTTGATTAATTGATCAGCGTTGGTGCTGCTTAAATCACGTAGAAGCAAGTTACGGACATCGGCACCGTAAGCCTGACCAAAATAGCCATTTGGTGGCGTGGACAACCAATGATCAATCATCGCCTTAACTTTTTCACCATTGATCACTATTCTCTCCTGTTGCAATCTTCTCACGTATTTTTTCTGAAGAGCGTGCAATACGGCCGCGCCGCACACAGATCAATATGATTTGCAGCCATATCATCGGTATACCTATTAGCAAAAATATGGCCAACAAGCCCATGCCACCCGCGCCCCATGATTGACTTACTACCATCAGGCTATAAAAACGCCATAGCAAAAATATGTAGAACACACAGAATGGCGTAGCTATTACCGTTGCTACTTTAAATGCTTCACTCATAGCAATTGTTAGCGTGTGAGCCACCATGACTTTTTCAATATCCAAAATACGCGCTTTGATATCAAAGAAAAGGTAGGTAGTTATTACCCACAGTACACCGCTTAAAAATACATCGACGATATAGCTATTTTGCATAACGTGAGCCTTACTTGCTGTTTAGTTGTTCAAGCTGGGCCGTCAACTGGCTTTTTTCATCGGTTTTTCGTTTGATGATCTCATCACGCTCTTTTGACTGCTCGAGTATGGCGTTACGCTGCTGGGCAAGATTTTTGGGGATGTTGGTATTTCTAACAGGCGCGCCTTTAATTTTTTGCTTGGCCACTTTTGCTGAAAAGGCTTTTTGTCCACTTCTGATTGTGTTGGCAATCGCATCGACTGATAAGTTGAAAGCTGGCAAATAACTGTTATCAAAGTCGCCTGATATGGGTACCTGCTTACCATTTAGGTCAATGCGGAATATATCTAAGTGATCATCGTTACCAGCCAGCCTGATATAAAGCCTAATTGATTGGCCATTCTCTAACGACATAAGCACGGGTCTAACACTGGCGCCATTCACACGCTTGGTCTTCTCAATCTGTACAATCGGTATGCCTTGCTTGGTCGACTGAGTGAGACGCTTAACAAAGTCTCTAACAAGTGGTGTTTTGACAGTGATATCTGATAGTTTCATGGTTACCTTCGTTGACTAATGATTAAAATAATTATTAATCTATTGTAGAGTGCGCAGATAACACCGACCTGACCGTGTTCCAAAAAAACAGCCTCGCTATGAGACTGTTTTTTTATTTTCAAATTGCCTCTATTCTATGAGTTGAAGTATCTCGCAGAACCAGCGCGTTTTAGAGCTGCCAAGCGCTTAGGATTACCCTTATACAAATTCATTCGCATACCTTTGCCAAATGACTTGATTTGCTTACGCACTGAAGAGGCGGTACCCGCTTTTCTACGAGCTTTCTTAAGCGCCGCTTTTTGTGACGCTTTAAGCAACGGGTTACCGCTCATGCGTTTATTGATTGTGACTTTCTTACCGTTACGAATTGCTTTGACCGCTTTGTAAACGAGCGTCTTGCCGTTGACTTTCTTAACCGTTTTTTTACCAACCCGCAATTTCTTGCCAGCGGCATCAAACTGATATTCAGGCTCACTCATGCTATCAAAGCTTGTCGCATCTTCTTCTGAGTCTGCAGCGTCCATGTCATCGCTATAAGCAAAAGCGGCAACAAAATCTTCAAACGGCTGACCATCTTCGGGCATACCTTCTAACACCACTTCTGCAGCTACCAATACCGCTGCGTCTGCAACCTCTACATCATCATCAAAGACGTCTTGGATCACTGAGTCTTCGACGCCCATGGTTGATAGCGCATCTGATACGTGAGCTGAGAATGTAGCGCGCACGTATTGATCAATCGTACTGCCATCATCTGAATCGTCGTCGCGATCAACAAACGCTTCGGTCATCAAGCTATCTAAAGCCTCACTAGGCAATAGATCTTCGCCATCATACTCTTCATCAGATAGCATGGCGGCTAGCATAAAAATGACATATAAAGCTTTGATACGCATTTGACTGGTAACAGCAATAGCCTCACGCTCATTAATAGCGCTATCGCCGAGTTTGGTAGCAGCGTCTTGAGGTGCCAGTGAATCTAATTGAAGCTGGTCTTGTTCACGCTTAAATTGTCGATCAAGACGTTTTTGAGTCATATGACTATTCATAAGAGAATCCTTAACTTTTTAATGGTGTTGTGTGGTTTACATAATGGCTGGGCACTGCTGGCAAGCAGCGCCTAGTAATTTATTTAGTAACGGTTGTTTTAAAGAATACTTGGCGTGCACAACCTTGAGGACGGCGGCTTAATTCCACGTCGGCTTTTGTGAATGGGTCACTAGGGCGTCGCGTAATGCGTAATGCATAATACAGACCACCTAACTCTTCTGATTTTTCTAACAAGCCATTGCCTTCATCATCTACAGCACAAGCATTGAGAAAGCGCTCACATTCGCTGGTTGCATCTTTGATAAAGCTTGCCATTCCCTTCAGCAAATGCTTTTTAACAATACTAACAACGCCGTTATCAGTGAAAGTGACAGATTCTGAAGCATTGATTAGTTTTAAAGCACTGTTAGCACTATCGTATTGCGTCAGTGCATCGCCATAAATCCAACGATCACCACCTGCGAATCTTTCATTGATTACTACATTAACACCAGCATCGGCAAGCGCATTTTGCGCTTCTTCATCAAGCGTTAAGCCACCAAACTTTTCCATATCACGAAAAGATATAGGGAAGTCATAGCCAGCAATTGGGCGATTGAGGGGCGGTATGCCTGAAGCATCGACAGCGGCGTTACGGATTAAAATTTGACCTAAATAATCACCAACGCATGGACGCCATTTCTTGCGCGCTAAAACCGATGCAGCGTTATTTGGCCGTGATTTGTTTGGATTCCAAAACAAACTAATGCGGTGATCGTTAAAGTTGAACGCTTCACTAATCGCTACAGCTGATTGCCAATCCGAGATATCGCCAATATCAATAAAAATATGTCCGTTGAGCTTGTCTGCCACTTCAGCAAGCGCTTCAATATTCGGCAAACTATCAGTCTCACACGTAACAATGTAGCGTGGTAAGTCACGCATATTGAGTAAGTTATTTTTAATCTGTATAGGTGTTAAATCAACTGCTGGGCTGGCTGGTACCGCAAGCTCTTTTGACTTAACCCGGTATGCACCCATGTTATTCAAGACACTATTAGCAACCAATGCGGCTTTGATTTTTTCAGCATCACTAGCGCGATAACTTGTAACCACTGAATCAAAGAAATCGTATTCACTGTCCATGGCGCCATAAAAATCTAGTTTTTTACTGATATAGCCAAACTCAGTGGAATGATTTTCTTCTAACGCCTCAATACCGCCGCCAGTATACAAGTAGCCCTGCATTTGAGTAATTTCACTGCCATCGATTTTATCGGTGAATGTGATATTAAAAATAAGATTGTTTAGCGGATCTCTGGCGGGTGCTGCTTTTTTATCATCAACAACCATTACCGTAGCAATAACGTTTGAATCAAAATTGTAGTGGGTATCCATCGCAATGCTAGCCAGCGAACTGGAGTTAGGCGCATTGCTTAACGTCATGGATGACGCAAGAATACTAAGATATAGCGTCTGTTGGGTCATAATAAAATGCCTATACTGTGTTGGTATTTCATCAGTATAGGCAAGGTTTGATTGAGACGTTTAGGGGTGTTCCATAGCTTGTTTAGCTGCTTTTAAGTTAAGCTTGTTATTTTTTGCGTCATGCCGTAACCCGCCTTAAAGACTATAGTGTCATTAGACCCGTCACCGCCATTGTCGGTGTAAACGGCTGGCGCGTAACCAGTGCTGTTTAAAGACGACTCTTGGCGTGTCACTCGCTCTTTGACCAGATCAAACGCATCGAAAAATGGCATTTCTGGTGTACCGAACCATTGGTTTCGAACCGCGCTAAAATCTGATTGAGTAAGGCGGCTAATAGTCAGTTTAGGATCTTTGAGTATTTTTAGCTCAAATTCTGCATTACCCCCGCTTGAAGCAGTCAACGCCTCACTCAAAACGCGATCTAACTGATCAATGGGTGTGTCTCTTATTAAGTCCATAAGGGTTAATGCCTGTTGGTCTGGGACGCCACCGCCACTCCCCGAAAAACCATTCACAATGAAACGTCTTAATAAAACTTCATCGAAACACGCCAAACTAACCGTATTGCTATGACTAGGATCTGTAATTGAGCTTATGACTGCTCCTATTGCTAACTGTCCAGCGCTGTCAATTTCCACAACGTTTGATAACGGGATGCTGCGAATAAAAGGCTTTCCGTTATTCAGTGCGGCATAGGGGTTCTCTGCTGCAAAAAATCGAGACAAAAGCACACTAACAACGTAATCATCTAAATCTACAGGCTTCGACGGGCTGGGTATATACGGCTCGTATACGCTCTCCGAAAAAGCATGAAAAAACACGCCGCTACCATCGCTAACGCTTGTTTTTAATACTGGTGACATATCCATAAAACTATCCTTAATTAACTTATTGTCGGTAGGTCTGGCATGGGTGTCGGACTTGGGTATCTAAATGCCATTGCATACCCGCCATTAAAGACGATAGTGTCATTAGACCCGTCACCGCCATTGTCGGTGTAAACGGCTGGCGCGTAACCAGTGCTGTTTAAAGACGACTCTTGGCGTGTCACTCGCTCTTTGACCAGATCAAACGCATCGAAAAATGATGAGCCATCCCCATACTCACTAGACACCGCCGTAAAGTCATCGGGCTTTACTCTGGTAATCGTTAGTTTGGGATTTTTGATAAATTGAGGCATTGCCACTAAACCAATACCAAAACCCTCTAAAACGCTGGGTATTTCTTGTAGGTTCATTGCCTCTAATTGCGCTACCTGATCACCTGATAGGCCAGCGCCTCGTAAGCTTTCAATAAAGCTTTTCTTTAGTGTGCTTTCACTAAAACACACCATACTCACCGTGTCACTATGTCCAATATTAGTAGTTGAGCTTTGATAATCGCCCATAACCACTGAGCTGTAAGGCTCTACTTGTGAGGTGTTGCTTATTGAGCGTGTCAATGATTTTAGTCTCATAGCGCCATCTAAATATGTGTAATCCCCCAGACTACCATTGACGGGATTTGACATAAAAAATTCATAAAAAAGAATGGCTACCACAATGTCGCTCTCATTAATGACGGCATTATTTGGTAATAATGGCAAAAGTATATCTTGCGAGAAATGATGGATGAATGCGCCGCTACCATCGTTTAATTCCATTTGAAGCATTGCTGACGTGAACATGGTTTACTCCGCTACTGTCGATAGGATCTCTGGTGGCATATTCATGTTTAGGTAGCTGATTTCTGACATTGGCGTGACAAATTTACCACCGCCAGTACGCAAGATACTTACTTCGCTAATACCACGTCTAAACGCATCCTCAACAGCTAAGTAACTCGGATTAGAAGGATCGTGACCTAATAGCGCCTTATAATTCTTCGCTGTCACTTTGAACGGCCTGTCCATGCGACCGCGCTTAAAACGACCCGTTATTACACCATTGGTAAGTGATGGTAAAACGGTCGTCTCTGATTTATCGATTACATCTTGGCGCTGTATGCCAGGCGCACTGCCTAAAATTTTGCTCTCAATCATGACTTAATCCTACTCTGATTATTGTTGGAAAGTGATCACAAGCCAGCCGTGATCACTATTAGGCTAATAAGAATCATTAATTAGTGATATGCAATTTCTTGCCACGCGTACTATTAAGCTGCTCAATATTTCGAACAATTTTATCCTTGTCAGTATTCGGCTTTATGTATATATCTGTGATACGACCAGCTTTAATAAGGGTGCAGCTGGCAGGTTCATAAATATCAAAATCACCAGTGTTTTTGACGCTAATGTGTGGCGCTGACGCTCGCATGCGCTCTACCATCTCTTGAAATGACTCACGTGGCGTATTGTTTTGCTCTAAAACTTTTTCAGGTGGCGTTTCGTCAATGGGTGCTGAATCATCGGCGGGTAGCTGACCTGCCGTTTCTGCTGGCTTGTCAGCTTCGTCTGCGCGATCGTCATTGCTGTCACTAATATTCGACGGCGCATCATGGTCGGCAACGTCAACCACTTCGTCAGACTTTTCGATACTATCTGAGCCTGTTTTATCGGCGTCGGTACCAACTTCGACATTCGGCTGCTCGCTAGGCGCATCATGCTCATCGCTAGTATCATCTTGAACCGTCTGTACATTTTCATCAGTATTTGCCTCAGCTGTTTCTAAGTTTTCACCAGTGTTTAGTTCGTCTTCTACCGTTGAATCATCTTGCTCATCAATGCGGTCATTGGCTGCGTCATCAAAATCCATTCCCTTAGCATTCATGACACGCCAAACCAGCGCGGCTTTGTTGTCATCGCTACGGTAATTGACTTCAAGGTCAACCAGTATTTCTTGTAACGCCTCTACATTATGGCTCTTATAAAACTGTACAAAACGAGGTTTTTTTTCAATTTCTTTCAAATTACCTGGTAACACTTTGATATCGGTCATAATCAATCCTTAGAATATTGTATTTGTTAAAAAAACCTTGCTGCCACGACTGACAACAAGGTTTAGGTGGCTAACTATTTACGGTTTTACCGCTTACATTTGCGGGATATTGAGCATTTCGACTAAGATAAATTGATTCGCAAAACGTGGAATCGGGTTAACTTGAGCGCCTTGACGAGTATAAGTAGCAACATCTTGCTCAAACGCATCAGCGTTTGATGTTAAGACCATTGGTGGTACTGCAATAAGTCCTACAAACGGAGCTTTAGCACGCTGGAGAGTACGCGGTGACATTAATGCCTGTGCAGTAGTACCGTCATCTTTTTCGTTAAACACACCCATCGATTCGGGTACGTAATAAACGTTAGCACCACTACTCTTCAAACGGCCAATACGATAAACGCTAGTTTGGTCACCGTACGGCAAGTCAGTCGGTTCAAAATACTTTTCATCCATACCAGTAAAGACCGCGGCGCCATTGTCTGATACCCAAACATCATAGCCTGCGACTGGCATATTGATTACTCGAGACAGACGCGTACGACCTTTACTTAGCGTCATACGCAAATTAGACAATGCTGTCGACAAGCTATTATGTACCACGCCAGTTTTCGCAAAATCAAACGTCATTACGCGACCCGTTTTAGGATCTTGGTTAGAGAGACACATGTTGACAGCGGTGCGTAACAAGCGTCCATGTTGTTCGAAATAGTAACGTTGCGTAACAATCGTTTGTGCTGCTCCGAACCAGTTAATACCTAATTCGTTAGCCAACTGAGTTATTGCATCAATCGTGGCAGTAGAGCGTGAGCGGCTTGGATGAGCAAAGATAGAACGGTGTAAAAACTTCATGTCAGTTGACGGTTCACGCAAGATTTTATTGCCGTTTCTGTCTTTGCGTTCGTAATCAAAAATCAACTCAACCGTTACATCGTCCGCTTCAGGCAAATCACCATTAGTACCGTCAAACTTAGCGGTAATCTTATGAGTATCAAGATCGGCTATACCAGATGTGAAGATGTAATTTTTATCACCAATTTTAACTGGTTCAATTTGTACTAATGGGCTTGCGCCTTCAGTTGTTGGATGATTGCGACTTTTATCTTCAGCGATCGCAATACCTTTGACAAATACCGTAACGCGCCCGCCTAGAAACGGCGCTAATGAAGATTTATCATCAACAATAAATTTAGTCGTATTGTTATCGCGGGTTTCTGCCGTATAAGCAACATGAGACACGACACTAAACTCACCTTCGTCATCGTCGTCCATTGTGACTGTATGAATGTTCTCAAGATAAGGCATGCCCGATTTTGGACCATCCATTAAATCGCCACGACGCATAACGCCCATGTCAATCCCAGCAACAGCATTGCCATATACCAAGGGAAGCTCATTACTACCGGTTGGGTTGGGCAACATCGTTACGATTGGCAATGAATTTGAAATACCTATCGCAATCACAACTGACGTGGCTGCAGGCACGATACTTAATGCTTCGTGATGTCCTAACGTTAGGCTGTCAAAAGTACGTTCGTTAGGATCTTGCTTTTCAAGACCGAACATACATGCTGCAGTAGTTAGTGCAGCAGCAACAGCGTACTCATCAGGCATTTCACCGCCATTACGGCGTTGATACTCCGCGATACCATCAGCTAAACCATCGAAAATAGCCTGCTTGTCTTCTGCCATATATGGGCTAGATAGCATGCGCTGCATTGAAACTGGCAAGTCAGCCATCGCCGCTTCACGGCCACCTTTGTTGCTTGCCAGCATAGAGTCAAACGCCACTTCTTCATTACCAGCGGTGTTTTTGTCTTCTAAAAAGCGCATGACACGGCGTGTTGCCTGTACTTCTTTCTGCGCGGCCTTGTTTAAAATTGCTGCTTGCTTCTTATCCATGGGTATTAATCCTATGTGGTCCGGGTTGGATATGTAAAACATCTAAATTGATAGGATTAATGTTAATAGCCTTTCGGATAAGCGATTTAGGGGTGTTCCAAACGTAAAAAAGCCGCTTAGTTAGCGGCTTTTCTTTTTAAATCGATAAGTTTAATTCGTTGATTACTCATAAGGTACTGCCACATCGTCTATATCTTCTTCTCTGAACGCATCTAGATAATTGAGGTCAAAACGTTGCGCTAATGCGTAACGCTTACCGTGATTTGCCATCATTGATAAACCCATAACACCAGTACACTCATGATACTCTTTGTGTTCATTGAGCAGTAAGCAAAAGAGGTCCCCTTTCTTTGGCTCCCAATCAGGCGCATTTTTCAAACGATCATCACCTTGAAGCTCAATATCATAGGGCTCAATCAATGCCATTGATGACATCTCTTCAGGCAAAATGAACATGCCAGTGTCATGAGATGCGCCGCCAAGCATATCAAGCATCAAAACCATGGCATGACCTAATTGTTCGTAATCGATAGCATGATCCTCGCTGCTACTGACTACGCCAAGTCCTGCCCACGTATCAAATTTGCGCTCATTATCGCTATTTGTCACAGGCTTAACGACGCGGCGAAACACAAAAGCTGGAATCACAGACTGACTGCGTAACGTGATAATTCTATTTGTCAGACGTTGGCCACTCGCAACCAACTTATTTTCAATACGTAAGCTCATTGCTTGCCCCATTTTGCTTGATAGTTTTTAATTTCAGACTGATAGATGGCTTTGAAGTTGTCAGGCACGCCTTGCCTGGTAATTTGCTTTTTAGCGTACTGGTAACTACTACGTTCTGCCTGCGTCGGTTGATTAGGCTGGCGAGCTTGAGCCGCCTTTTGTTCTGCCTTGATTTGCTTTTGAGCATCTGTTGCCGCTTGTTCGATTCGCTTGCTCCAATGCAAACGACCGTTCCAATTATTCAGTGCTTGAGTCTGCTTCATCGCCTCACGCTCTAACTCGGTACCGGTGCGACGATGAGGCTTAACCTGATTGCTGGCTTTGGCAATATCGTCCCGTGCATAACCTTGTATCTTAGAAATCATATGCGCACTTGTGACGTACTTCATGACGCGTAGTGCATGCTTACAAGCCACACCAGTTAATTTAGGGTTGCGAGTTGAAGGATAGCGGTTTTCATCGAGGCCGTAATTATACTTGCCTACTGTGGCAACATAACGATACCAATACTGATGGCGACCGCAGTCACAATCAAACCTGACCTTGCCATCAATGACGGCTTTTCTTACGTCAACTATGCTTGGCGCTTTAGTCCGACTCAGCAATAGATTAGGGTAATCAAGCAGCTGTACCGTCACATAATGATGAGTGTCTTTACTACCGATACCGGCGTTCGTGAAAAAACTGATCACATTGCCTTTGCGCTTGAAGACGCTGGCAAGATGGATTTGGGTATTAGCGCGTTTGATGTCTTCTATACGTGACTGGTTAATTACCTGTTGAGGCGTAATACCGCCCAAGAATTTGTTTGAAGCTGCTTTGACGTTCGCCAGGTACGCTTCTAACACCGCAGCATTGAGCGTCTTTTTCAGCTCGCGGTTGCGCTTCGTATCGCCAAGGGTAAATTCAAGCAACTCGCCAGCACTAATGCCGGCCTTACTTTTGGCGCTCTTAACAAGTGATTCTAGCTTTTTCGTTGTCAGACGTTCGCCATGCTTGATGTCAGCCATCGCATCTTTAAGATATTGATTGTGACGGCTGGCATGCTTACGCTGTTGGCCAACGGTCTTACCAGTTTGCGTTCGCCACTGCCTAAGTTCTTCAAGTGTCATACTGTTAAGCTTGCGATCTTGATAACTTGTACTGTCTTCACGATCCGGGCTTAAGAAGTCTTCCATATCACTGAAGGGCATTTGCTGACTCCTTTACGATATGTGATCGCTTAAGCTCAGTTAAGCTTGCCAGCATCGGCAAGTATATACGGCGATTTGGTAATGCCTCGCCAATACGATTGGTGCCAGCGCAAACCATGACAACATCTGCGTCGTCACGGTTGCCATATACACGGTATGCGATAAGGGTTGGGTCATGCGTCTCATCTGTACCCACGTCCCATACGATCAGCTTATCTGTACGCCCTCGTCGATATAGAAGGTCAACATGAGTGCGAACAGCGTTTAGATAGATATTTCTCATAACGCTAGCGCCCTTTGGTTGTACCACTGCCAAAATTGGTAATAGTCACGTTACCCTCTTTTGCATACCCAGCTAACCCGCCACTGGCTGGTGGTATATACCAATTCATATCGGCAGGGGTTGCATCTGTTGCTTGATCACCCGTGTAAAGATAAAGCTTGTCAAAGTGTCCTGATTCACCAGACTCACCAAAATCACCACCGTTACCGCCACGGGTTAATGTTGCATCGTCTCCCTCTGGATAAGGTGAGCTAGTAGCGGAATCTGAATCCGTCACGGATGCCGCTAAGTTAGCCCCGCCCAATCCTTTATTGTTTAAATTTGCTGATTGAGACATTTTTAATTGAAGCGCGCCATTTAAAGCATAACCCGCTGAATGGAATATTCTGTATTTAGAAAAACCAGTTGAAGCTCTAGAGTTTGTTGATGTGGTTGATAACTCTAAGTTTATGGCGCGTGTTTCCTCTATATCTGAGGCGGTATATTCAGACGGGTAGTAGTAGTCCCCTTCTGACCCTGAAGTGTTAGCCAATGACCCCGCAACACGCTGAAAGAGTATTGCGTAAAATCCGCTTTCAGGTAAAGGTAATTTTAAATCCGTCACAGCGTCATCTTGCAGGTACATTGTGTATGTTGACTCGTTGGGTGACCTTTGACCGAATGGCGCACCGCCACCAGTACCACCACCACCAATAACATAACCAGCAGAGCCGCCAGTTTTGTAAGCACCAAGTCCACCACCACCACCACCACCAGCAGCAACTATGTTGTAATTCTCAACAACGATTGCCGTTGTTAGCGCTTTAACGGACGTACCGCCGTTACCGCCAGCCTCAGGGTTTCTCATTAGCGATTTGCTTGTGCTTAATATATCTCCATCACTACCCCAAGATTTACGCTTATACGCACTACGCCCACCATCACCACCGCGTCCTAAGATACGACCACGGTTTTCGATGATAATTTCTGAACCTAGCGGCCATTTACTGCCATCTACTATGGCTGGTGTTGTCGTATTAGGCGCTACAATGTCCACGCCAGCGTCAACAATAAAACGGACATTATCGGTTGCCGTTGGATATGATCCGCTTTGTTGTTTGTAATACTCATCAAGCTCAATACCATTGTTAGTGCTCTGCGTTATGTGAACGACCGTCTCATTGTACCCAGCATCCGTAATTGGTACATTGAGCGACAAATTAGCGGGTGCGCCAACGATCAAACGGACGTGTTTTTGCGCTTCTTCTTCGTGGTCATCGGGTGTGGTAGTAAAGTCGATAACAGCTTGGCCGTTTCTGAGTATAACCGTACTATTATCGCTTTTTTCGGGCGTGGTTATGTCGTTACTACTGGCGTTTAATACCCCTTCCTTGACCGACAAGTTAAGTATTTGACCGTCTGGCAAGTTATTGGCCGTTATAGTAAAGCGGACGGTACTACCCTCGTTAATGGCCGTTTTATTGGCAACCACTTTCCAGACCGTCTCAATATTATCTTCAGGGTCGTAACGCTCGAATGTATGTGTCGTTTGTAGTGGGTAGACGTGTGGACGTGCGCCACTTGCCGCTAGATCAGTTATACCGCGCTGACCTAGCACAATGCCATAGTCGTTAATAAATGGGTCGCTTGGATCAGATGATACAAAGATCTTGCCAGTAACACGTCTCCACGCCGTATCTAACCCTAAAATGTCGTCAAATAGCGGCTTAGGATTAACGGGTATGTGCGTATGGTGCTGGTAGCCGAACGGATAAAGGGCCTGCATAGCCATCTGAAAACGGGTTTTATTCAAGTATTGCGGATGGGGATCAGGCGCGGCCAAGTGGTTTTCCATAATCACAAGAGATAACGCACCATTTGGATCGGTGGTTACAGTGATATTTTCAGCGTCTACTTCTTTAAGTGATAATCCGTACGACATGACAAACGTAATATCAGGATGCACAGTAAATAGCGCATCATCTTCTGATGCTGCGACCGCGAATAAAATCCCTGTATCTGTAAACAAACCCACTTCATAAATAGATTTTGTTGTGGGCGATGTTATATCACTACTAAATCTAAGTGTATTGCTGGCACGTTCGATATCACCTGATACTATAGGTCCTTTCATAATCTCAGATTTTAATGATGTCTCATTACCAGTGGGCGTGTACTTGCCGATACCAATAGCAACTTGTGATAGGCTGATTTGTACCTTTGGAGTGCCAGCATTGGCAGATAGTGCGGCTTGCTTGCCAGCTTCAGTGACTTTAAAAATAATTGGCTTAGGATTTGTGGCCATGATTGTTATCCGTGATTGCTGTTTTGATGTTTATAATTCTAACGGCTAATCTCACGGCGCCGCTGGCGTGTTCCAACATAACAATACTGGCGTATAACTCTACATTGCATCGGCAAATTCATTGAGCTCGTCCCAGTCCTCTTGTTCTTTTTCGGTACCTTTAAATGTCACGTTATTACTTGGTGAATAGCTAATTCTCTCCATATAAATAAAAGCTAGCGTATCCGCGATGTCAGGCGAGGTAATACCTTCGCTTAACATGTCTTTCTTACTCATGATTCCCCAACGTCCCTTCTCATCGAAAAAGTAAGGCAACCGGCTCATCTGTGTCTCAAAATTCTGCATCAACTGATACATCCTGAGTACTTTTGACGAGATGCTAAAGATCCCGCGATCAACAGCTCTGGTCATGGTCACATAAGCATGAGCGCGCTTATTAAAGTAATCCAGTTTCAGTGAATTGTTAAAGCAAGGACCACCCCAATGCACAGACTCAAAATATAACCCTTCAGCTTTTAACGACTGGCAAAGTCCCATACCCGCGCCCATTGGATCGATAACCAGTGTCGCGCCTGGATACTCTGCAACTGCTGCGTAAATCTGAGCCTTAAGCTCGTTGATATCGGCACGGTTGCTAAACAATGGGATGTCGACAATGTGGGTGTGTCGCTCATCACGGCCCTTATAATCTTTATCAACAACTTTTGCGACGGTGATAACACTGTGATCGCGCCCAACGTTGCCGCCTACGTCGACTGTAATGATATAACCATATTCGTCTTGCTCAGTGACGACCGGCTTACGCTTAATCATCCGCGCAATTTCAGAGCGTGTTAATAGGAACTTCCCTTTCAATTCAGGGAACTTGCCACGAATACGAATGAGATAACCGGGGTGATTGCGGCTACCGTATTGATATAGGGCTTCGACTAACTTGGCTTTAGAAACCAGTGGTGATAATTCGCCATTAAACTCTAACGCAATCCATATCCCGCCTTTTTTGTAGCTTAGACTGTGATGCGTGTCGTAAAAGAAACCCGTATTGGTTGCTGGCTGGCTCGTTAATACTGCTCGGTTATTTTCATGAGTCAATGCACCGATCGCAACTTCCATGACAGCATCATCGATACCACATGCTTCGTCGGCCCAAACCATATAGTGGTCGCCATGCTGTCCGGCAATGTTTGTCGGCTGATGCTTAGGCGCCGTTTTGGCGAACACGAACCAGGTATCTTTAAAGCCTTTGATGTAAATTTTTTCTGATAGCACGACGATAAAATCGGCTAGCCAGCCTAGTATCGGGTTATTGCGCAAGCGCTGGATACAGATATTAATCTCTTTCCACACGACCGTGCGCAGCTGGCCAATTTGCGGTGCTGTGAACAACATGACGGATTCAGGATAGAAAAGAAGATGCCACAATGCGATGATGCCAGCACTACGGGATTTACCCGTGTTATGCAGCACCATGCCGTCAGCACCCAAAAACTGACCATTGCCATCAAGCGTAAATCCGTAATACCGACCTTCACCTAGCGGCTCAATGCTGACAACTGGCATATCAACCAGTACGCCGCCAACATTACTGAAGCAATAAAAGCCAGGACCAATGTCATGCTCGACATAATCTTTAACGGTTAGAGTTTTTTCGATACCGGCCCGGCGTACTACCAAGATATGGCTTTCGTTAAAAACGTAGTTGCTGCCATCGCTATAAGTGAAGCGATAGAGGTTTTCTGTGCCTCGAGCAAGGTCCATGACATTACGAACGCTTTTGCCGTCATCGCCCATAAGAAGGTCGTCCACGCAAATATCTTGCACATACTTAGACGATCCATCTGACAGCATGATTTTGGTGTTATAGCCAAAACAACCATGGCCTGAAGCAACCGATGTACGACTACCCGGTATTTGAATTGACTTAAAAAGCAGCTCTTGTTGATGCGTTACCGCTTGGCCCGCATCAAACGTCATGTTTAATGCTTCAACGGCGAAACGCGTGATGTCATACCGATACCGGTCGCAAACTTCAAGCCATTCAGGCAGCTCTAATAAACTCTCTATCATTGCTACTCACTTAGATGCTGAACGGCATCATGTCATAGCTGTCGTCTCCAGCGTCATTTTGCAGCTGCTCGCTTGGTCGTGTGATTACATAGCCACCGTGTGCCTTTCTAGCTGCCCAGACGGCAAGCAATACGGCAATGTGACCGTTATTAATACCCATGCTGTCAAAGTCTAGTGCACGCCCCTTGTCATCAACTTTGCGCGTCTGTATGACGTTGCGTGGGTCGTATTGTTTCAATGCAGGCTCAATCAACAATAAGTTGCTTGCTACTGCAGCTTTATAGGAAGCCATGACTTCACGCATCTGCTCTCGCTCATCAAAAGACATACCCCAATGGTTAAATACATTTGGCGTATCTGTGACGACAAGGGTGTTTGGCGTATTGACTAGCTGTTCTTTCCATTCTGCTGAGCGTTGTATTTTGATTTTCCCGCTGTCTACAAGCGTTGCTGCTAACACTCTTACCGCGTCGCCGTCGTAAGTTGCTGCTCGCGCGTCAATAACAACGACTTTTGAGTTGATTGGCTTTTTAGGCGTTTGTTCGCTCATAACTAATAACCCCCTATGTGGCTTTCAGTGATTTGGCCAGTGATAGGATCTATGGTGACGCGTGTATGAGTGTCTGTAGCCTCTTCGATCACATCAGCCTCAACGACGAAACTGTTTAGCTCATCATCAGGATCACGCCCGCCATCAATTGGCGGTAGACCTGGCGGTATGCTGCCGTCCGGTTCACCTGTGTCTGTAATGTCATCATCAAGCCCGCCAAGACCGACGACTGTGGGTTCAAGTCCTACAATCAAGCAATCTACGGTCGTGCCATAGATTGTTTTAACCCCAATATCAATTTTGTCAGGGAACAGCGTATTTTCGACAACTCGAAAATTCCAACTCTCTCTAATAATGGTCGTGCCAGCGTTGGCCAAATCGTAAGACACGTCAAAGCCACGCTTTGCTTCGTTTTTCCAAAAGCTGACAAACTGGTTGGCAATGGAGGATGCCGCGTGAGGGTCTGAGCAAAAGAAAGCAATCTGACAACGATAAGTGACTGGCGTAGTGCGTAGTTGCACCACACGCTGCAAAGGGTCAGTTGGTACGACAATGTTTTGCCAGTACGGTTGGCCAATTACTATATCCCTTTCAGGTGGTGACTCAACGCCACTGATGGCAGTAATCATGACTGGCAAACTGACAGATGTGCCTGAGTTTGTGGGGTCGTTACTGGCGGTAGCGTTATCGTTTTCTTGTACAGACCTAAGCAAGGCTTCTGCATCATCAATCATGCTGGTTTTGCCAACCACGATTGCACCTTCAACGCGGCGTGTTTTCCAGTCTCTGATTGATTGCTGGCCAGCTGGCGAGCACCATTGCCTGAAATCACGAAGCTTCTTACCCCACGCGATTTGGATGGACTCTTGAGGCGACATTAAATGATGTTCTTGACTCATAACATGCTCCAATTAACGACGTAGGCGACTGAAAATAGAGCGGCGGTCACGGCGTTCTGCGAGTTCTAAACGTTCCGCTTGTTCTTCTGCAGCACTCAAAGCTGTTTTGAGGTCTTGATCACTGGTACTGTCAAAAGCAAAGCTATCCCACTCGGCTTGCACCGAATCAAATGAAGTTGATTGGCAGATTAGGCCATCAAGTATTTCGTCTTCACGGTCGCCGCGGCGCGTTCTGAGTCTTTCAAGATTTTGCTGGCGGGTTAAATATGCGTCTTGAGCTTGCGCGGCTTCATTTTGATAATGCTCAATCATTGCCTGCGCGCTTATAGCCCCATTAATGTTGTCGTATTGATGCAAGATTGCCGTCTCAAGTGCTGACTTGATAGCGGCTTGCTGAGGCGTGACGTTAGTAATACTGTCGAAACAAAGCTCACCTTCCTCTCCTTCGATGAATAAGGAGTCAAATAAGGCATTGCCACGATTGGTGTTGTAGTTTGGCTGGCGTACGTAATCAAAACCGTGAAAACCTGTCACGTCATACATGCCAGCATTGCCACGCTTACGCGTGATGGCACTACTAAATCCGCCAGCTTTGCCAAGGTACAAGTTACGTGAATATTTGCCACTATCGGTATCTAGAAACTCGTGCTTCGCACTGACATTGCCGTCATTATCTGCTGACAATTTGATAGTGCGAATAGCGGGCTCAATACGGATTGTTTCGCCGTTAGGTCCAATCCAAGAATCAGGCGGATTCATACCAAATCGTGCGCGGATTTCGTGGCCGTAATAGCCGAATAGGTCGCCACTATTTACAAGCTCTTGGACACCGGGTGAATTGATATGATTGATTGCGGATCTAATGTCCATATCTGAGCGATCGATGCCGTTGTGCTTACGGTCCCGATTAGCTAGATTGTAAGTAATTAGCTCTGTTTTTTTTGGCATGAAAAAAGCCCCTTAAAGTAAACGTTGAATACGTCTAGTTTAAGGGGCGTTTTGAGGCTGGCTTGTGGGGTGTTCCTACTTGTTTATACAGCAGTGCTTGTACTTTTTATCATTACCGCATGGACAAGGCTCATTTCTTCCTATCTTTTCATGAGTTATCTGTGGCTTTTGGCCAAAGGAGAGTTTTTTTATATCTTTTATACGAACTGCTGATGAAGTAGGCTTGAGATTCGCTACCAACTTTTCCATCTCATCTGATTTGACCCACTTACTTTCATGGTAAGAAGCAAATCGGAATCTACCTTGGTTGGGACTAAAACAGCACCCTACCCAAGATTCTGCTTTGTAAGTGTATTTTCGTTTCTCGCAATGGGCAACAAGCTTCTTATATGCAGTATCACTTTCGTTTTCATTACAATGAATTGTTAAACCTGTTTTTTCCTCGGGAAAAGGAAGAGAAATATCATGGTGGCGATAGTCCTTTTTAAATTGAGCAACCATCTTTGAAATGAATTCATTAAGTTGGTCAATGGTATCACTACTCATTGATAGAAGTAGAAACCCTAGCTGCTGGAGACCATAATCAGTCGATAATTTAATGTCATCGATTATTCCTCCTATATGGGTATTTTTATGAGCAGTAAGTAAACCTTCAGGTGTCGTTTCGCCTTCATAACCGTCCCTTCTAGCCAGCATCGCTAACTCCAAATCTACCGAAATATCATCATCCAGCATAATTAGGTCAGGGTTTTCACTGAAATAAAGGTTTTGCTTTATGTATATTGAAAGTATTACTAGCTCATGGTTAGAAAGGACTGACTCACCATAGTCGCTTCGCTTAATGAGGTAGTCTAAAACCAATAATGGAGATGCCAGCATTTCTGTGATCATATCAATTAAAAAAACATCCATTACATAAGGGTGCTTTATTACATCGGTAGTTTGATACTTTAGAAAGTGTCTAGCTTGAGCAGAAAGAGCAGGAAAGTGATCGGACACAATACAAACAGGAAATATCGTCTTAAAACTAGATGGAATATTGATTTCGTTGCCAGATTCATCTCTATACACACATCCGTCTTTCTGTAACAGTTGGCTGCACAAGTGCGCTTGGTTATAAGCATCTTGAATTGCTTTTTTAAAATCACTTTCAAGTTGCTTACTATTTCCTTTACGAGCTTCAATAGTGAGCTTTTTGGATTTGGCTTGTACCACTATCGCGAATTCGCCAAATGTGACCAAGACATCGATTTCTCCCGCCTTGTCTTTACCATCGAAGATATCTATGTTGGTTAGAACATTTTCTTCACCAAACACTAGTGCTAAACGCTCAGCAGTAAAATCTTCTGTAAAAGCTCCTCTATGGTCACTTGCTATAACTTTATAAGCGTCATCTGCGTTAAACCAAAAGAACGGATTTTCATAGAGAGCTTCCCATAAGCTATATGCTTGAAAGCTTACAAAGTTATCTTCATCAACTTTGATTATAGGAAAAGCATTTTTGTAGTTAAAGTCATCTACGGATTTAAAGCATTTCATCCCTTCTTCAGCCTTAGCCGAAAATGCAGCAATCACAGCTCTGACAACTCCTTCATTCAAACCACTTTGAGTTACAACTTCGGAGACATTGAAACTAAATAAAGGTAGATGGTATGGTAATGGCCAACCTTCTACTGAAGAGACAGCTGTATTAACTTTCTCTAATTGAATTTGTTCTATTGCAGAAATAATATCAACTGCTTGCGAAATTCTAAAACCTTTATGTGCTTCAATCCAATCTTCATCAAGAGAATAACGACGTTTAGCTAAATCTCTATATTGATGTTTAAAAACTCCGTCCCCTCCGTAGAAAATAGCTTCACGCATAAAGTGATTCTTATCTATAGTTGGATTTATATCTCGTATGAATTCACCAAAGTCAGGTATATCATCACTATCTTTGTTATCAAATTTTGCAGACAAAGCTTCAATATCTAGTGAGGGATAAAAGCTATGGTGTAATTCGTCAAGAAGCCGCCAGACAAGCTCAGCTTTTTCTTTTAATTTATCTAATTCCAATTTTTTATCATTAAATCCACTTTTGCATGCAAGGCCAATGAGTGTCGAAAGTTCAGTTCTAGATAGCCGAGTCCTATCGTAAACTTGTGAGAAAGCTTCTCTATCTAACTTTTCACTAGAAAAGTAAATGAAAGTGTCTTTACAACAAAAAAAAGCGACAACTTCCCAAAAACCTTCTTGGGTACTAAGTAACTCTAGTTGATCAAAAATTTCTTGCTCAGTTCTCATAGAATTTTCCAAATGTAGGTTAATTTATACTTAATTTAGCATATAGGAAACTACAAGTTCATACCTAAAAAATATATTAACCATCCCCATAATAGTAAAAAACCCACCGATTATGCGGTGGGTTAATTCTTCTTAGACATTAATTCTTTCGCAATTCTCTAAAGAACGACTTATTCATGACTAACGTTTCTGTCTGTACTTTCTCTAACCCTATCTCATGTTCCAACATTAGATCTAGCAAGGCCATTTTATTAATTAAAGTCAAACTATGACTTTCTAATTTTTTAGCATAATCTTGGGCTGGCTTGGTAAATTCACTTGTAGTAATAAATATACCGTGATGGTACTTGATATCAGGTGTAAAACCACCAACAAAATTGCGCAGTTCTTTATTAGATATAGTGTTGCCTTCGCTGTACTGTTTAGCTTGAATATAATAAGTATGAATCTCGCCAGCGCCACAGTCTTGCTTAATAATACCATCTATTCCGCCATCATTACTCTGTCCTGTATGTCTTGAACTGAAAGTAGCATTTGGATCTTCGCGTTTTAACGAGGTTTCAACTACATTTAAACAAAGATGCTCAAACTGTAATGGAGTTAAATGGAAAATCTCATCTAATATCATTTTCGGAGTTACTTTTACATAGTCGTTCGCTGCAATTACATTGGCGTAGTTGTTCATGAATACAGAAGTACGACGCATCGTTTCGCTAATTAAATGATTGATTAAAGGATCACCTTTTTCCCCATAAGCAGATTTATTAACCTCACGTAATACTCGAAAACTCCTAGAATCAAATCTATCTAGTTTCGATTCATATGTATTAGAAGAAACATCAGAGTGTCGATGATTTACAAAATTATCACCTGCCAGCCAAAAATAAATTTTACCAAAAGGATCTATTTTTGTTAGATTCTCAGGAGTAATCCTACTATTGAAGGGGATGAGATGGACAGAAGAACGTCCTAGATTCGCTTCAATATTAAAAATTTCGCTCTTTATGGCGCCTATTGCAACAAGACAAGTTAGCATTACCCCAGTTAAATAGTCATAACAAGAATCAATCATGTCTTCATCTTCATGTATAGGAAACTCAGGATCTACAAAAGATACTTTTAAATGATCATCTGTAATTCCTGCAATTTCTCTCACCGTCTTATCAAAAGCTTTAGATGTAATTCCATTGGTTCGATTACACAACTGTTTGACTGACTGAATACCTGCATTAAGGATGTCACCAAAGGGTGGCATATCTGAAGAAATTTTCATTGAGCTCTCTTAATTTTAGTTGAAAAAATAGGGCTGCACTTTAAGCGCAAGCCCTTCTTCACACATTCATGTTTTCACGGTCTTACAAATAGTGAAAACTGATCAGCAAATCCACTACATATCTCTTTTTTATTGCTGGCATCTTCATACTCTGCTTGAAAATCAGCCAACCCTTCTTTTAAAGTTTCTTTCAATCGACCTGACTCACCATGTTCTTCTGCCAGCGCAATACATTGACTGGCTTTACTAATTACAGCTTCACTGTAACTTTCATATCCGCAATTCATCTGCGCTGACGTAGCTAATCCATGCTCATACATTAACTGCGTACAATCATAGTCATCACTTGCCAGCACAGACGTGAATAAGCCTAATGACAAACTAACCATAGTACCTATCCTTGCCAATCCCGCCCGTAATTGCATGTGCTAAACCTCTGTCTGATACATTTTGAGAAATTGTATCATTGCTGCTTTGGATAAACATAGGTTTATTATCGCTCCCACTATCCAAACGCTGGCTTATACGTGGCATTTTAGGAATCTCAAGCATTGGCTTGGTGGGTAATGATGGCGGCGTATAACCTCTACTACTACCACCAGCTGCAACACCCAGCGCCGATTTAAATACTAACGCATCATCGTTGCTGGCAGGTATAGTTGGTTGAATATTATCCCTAATCAACTTGTTGGTTTCAGGTCCCATCAAGCTGCCAGTGTAACCTTTAGCATTCGATGCGCTAGACTTAACAGCTTCTCTTACAGCAGTACCAGCCTTATGGGCTTTGTCTTTAGCTTCATCAATGATATTCGTATCTTCAATAGGCTTCAGCTGCTTATCAAGCGCTGCTTTGTATTGATCACGGTATTGATGATGCTTTGCGTATTTAGGGTCATCATGACGCCACCGGATATAGTTGCGGCCTAAAACCTCGGTTGCTTTGCCATAACTTACATTAGGATTTTCTAAAAACTCGCGTTTAGTCCGGCTATAATCTTTAGTGGTTTGCATCTCATTAACAGCAAATTTTGCTTGCTCATTAAGCGCTTCTTGTGACTCAATAATTTTACCGTTTTTTATTAAACCTTTACCGTTTAAGTGCTTGTATAGCTTCTTACCCCTATCTTTCTGCCACGAAAACATACCAAGATTGTATTCGTTGTTTGCAGGATCACTATGACCACCGAACAAGTATTTATCTTGATATCCATTTTCACGTCCTACTTCCGCTGTCATAGCGCGTGACTGTGCATCTGACAAGCCAGCGTTTCTGAATGAATCATAAACCATCATTTGTCGCTGATTTTGTTGCTTGGTTAATTGTGCTGGTGACGCGCCATTAGCACCAGCGTTTGCAGAAGTTATACCGTCTACACCGCCTTCAATAAAATTGCCTACATTATCAATAGCAGCAGAGACTTTGGATAAGGAGGCTTCGTAAAAGTTACTAGCGGCACTTATCATAGTCGCAAAGAACGGCTTGATACCTTCGTCCCAAACACTACTCATCTTATCAGGTAGATTGTATCTGATCATGCTTTGTGTCCAGCTGTCGATGTGAGGTGAAGCGACGGTACCAAGCCACTCACCGCCTTCACTGCCCAGCCAGCCACCGATTGCTGCGCCTGCCGCTATTCCCATTGGGCCACCGACTGCGCCAAGTGTGCCTCCAATTAGGCCACCCACGCCCATGCCAGCAAGACCACCGACACCAGCCGACTTACCCTTATGATCAAGATTGTCCCAGTCCATTGCCAGGGCAGCTGATCCTGCCAGCCCTGCTAAGACGCTTAACCCTTTAAAGCCACCTACTTTCTTTAGCAGCTTCTTAAGACCACCGCCAACGCCGCCTCGCCCCCCACGACGACGATTACGACCACCACCAAGCAAGCCGCCTAGTAAACCACCCCCACTACCGCCCCCTCGATCTGATCGAAGAACAGCCTTCCATATTTTATCGAGCAGTTTTTCGTTCTCGTTGTTATGGCGAGACTGATCCGCTGGCAAGGGTTCGCGTCGCTTGAGCGATCTTAGCTTAGATATGCTGAGCTTGGCCCCACGTCCAATCATACCAGCGCCTCGAGTAAGTGGCGACAGCAGATCCTTAGCTTCATTGAAACTATCAATTAATGGGTCTACGCCACTGGTATTAGTACTGCCAATACCTCTACCGAAACCACTCCTAGAGCTGGTTGATCCTTCAGTGATGGTGCTACCGCCAGTGAACCGGCCATTAGCGTCACGCTGACGATTAGCAGCGCTATTCCTGCGCCCTTGAGTGCTGTCGGTGTCACTTTGAGGTGGTTGCTCACTACCAATATCGCTAGTGATCCTTGAGCGCCTATTAATTGCTCGGTTGTCCGCTTCAGCATTACTTCCAGCGCTTGAGCTTCTGTCAGATGCTCGTTGACGATGTATGGGCGCGCTATTTGATATGCGATCATTGCTGCTAGTATCGTTAGAAGGAGGTAGAACGCGACGTGTCCCACCACTCTCGCTCGATCTTTTACGATTATTGTTGATGCTGATTTGATGTTCAATCGCTCTGACAGCGCGGGCAAGTTCGATCATGCGCGTGTCACTTACTTGCCGCTGCGCCTTCAGTATTTGGATGATTTCATCAGTATTATCACTGACGTTATCGATCCCCTTGCTCATACGATCGATACCAACGATGAAGCCGCTGGCATCGTAGTCTAAGATGGTCCTATCTGAGATATTCATAATGTAAGTCCTTATGTGCTTAATAATCCTTAAATTATCTCACTCAAAACAGATGTGACCGCTTTGCTGTTCCTATAGGTATCACTACCCACAAAAAAGCCCGTCGTATTGACAGGCTTGATATTTACACCCCTAAATTACCCGATGCCAGCTTCATTATAAGCATGACAGTGACTAGCCATAGGCACATCATAAACACCATACCGCAAGCAAACATTATGGCAAAGGGTTTATAGTTGATTTCAATAACGTGATGGCCCGTTGCTGGCATGTCATGATTATAATTATCTATAGAAGCGCTTGGTGTATTCCAATCAGGCTCAAGCGGTTCTTTAGAAGGTCTGCAATCGTCAAGATTAATATTTGATTGTGGTCTAGTGCTTTTTGAAGCCCTTTTGGGACAGTTAATACAATAGTCCATACCAGGGGGAATAGGGTTACACTTTGTCATATGGTCATCCTTTAATCGATAGTGGTGTAATCAACATCGTCAATCTCTTCATCGTCTTGCCAGTCTCCACGTCCAAAGTCTGCGCTAGCCTCAATCTCTTCAATCGCTCTTAGTTGATCATGTAGCTCAGGTACCAACCTATCCCGCGCCTCTTTCTCTTTTTTGTCAATGTCACCCAAGAGGGCAAGTGCACCAAGGCGACGGTCTTGAGCCGATTCTTTAAAGTCCTCTGCCGTAATACCGCACATAGGCATATCAACTTCAGACAACATTTTTAAGCCAGTGGCCAAACTTAGTGCCGTATCAGTCAAAGCCTTACTCAGTACCATAGACTTTTGGACTTTTTCCATAGCTAGTTGAGTTTTCTTTTCAAGCTCTTCAGTAATCTTTCCATTCTCGCCTATTTCAAAGTCACTAGCGTGCGAATCAGCCTCTTCTAATAATGCATCTCGCAATTGATCTACTTCATCCGCTTGTTCTTTTATGCTTAGAGTGACTTCTAACGCTTGATCAAACAACTCGCCAGCTTTGACATACCGCCGCCGGTATTTGTGAATGATAGAAGCGCGGCCCTTAGCATCAAGTACAACCTCATTCATTATTCCATCAATTATTCCTTTTCTTTCTTCCTGATCACCTGATTTTTCCACTTTTTGTGCTTTATTAGTTTTCGGTGGAATATTTTTCCTTTTTCCGCCAAAATTATTCCCGACCGGAGCGGTAATTGACTGCTCTGCCACTCGCTTACCAGCTTCGGCTAGTGTGTTCTTAGCCCACTCCTCCTTTTTACGACGCTTACTGATTGTGCCAGTTGATTTAGGCACATCATCTTTAAACTTGACTTCTAGTTGTTCAATAAGTTCAGCATCAGTAATCTTGATTGTGTTTTCCCATATGAGCCGTGCCGCAGCCCACATGTCATCAGGTAGTGGGCTATTATTCATACTTGCCTCCAGTCACTACTGCATCCGCTACCGGGTTAATCTGATTAGGAGAAGGTATTGGCAAGCTATATTGATATGCTTTGCTACGATCGCTTAGCAATTTATGTTTGTCCTGTGCATCCATACGTTCCGCCACTTGTATCATCTGAGTATTAACAGCTTGAGCCTGGCGCGCTTGTTTTGCTTCGATATAGTTGATGACACTCAATAAGCTACTTGTAGTTTTAACGATGTCTGGTGAGGCGCGGTTTAACTTATGCTCGGCTTTGACAACATCGCTTAATTCTTTCGCTATGCCCAATAGCGCTTCATAGTCGTTTTGGCATATCGATTTCAAGTGATTGACCATCGCACCAGCCAGCTCACCAGTTAACATGTCTATCATCGACCGCGATTGTGTCACCATATGATTCACAGTGCCTGCCATCATGTCGATTTCAGGTTCGACTGATAGCCCGCATATGTAATCTAATGACTGACCATACAATTCTTGGAATTGTAGAAGATCAATAAGAGTAAGATCCTTCTTGCCAGTCTCAATTTCGCTAATACGATTGCGACTGGTCGACACATCCCATATCGCCTTCATGACGTCAGTTTGGGACATGCCAGCATTGCGGCGCGCTGCTGCTAGATTCATGCCTACTATGACATTGATTTCTTTAACGTCACGCTTTGAATATTTAACCTTCTTAGCCATATCTTCCCCTGAGCGTCATACATTGCAAGCCACTAACAATGTTTATATAATTAAAATGCTTAGCTGCTCAGTAAAAACTATGTATTCCAAAAGCGTCGATGCTTCCAACATCGGCGCTTTTTATTTATCTCTCATAAACCATACCGTACTCAGCATCCATATCGTCTACATTGCAGTCTGCTACAGCATACTTGCCGCGCTCCATCTTCTGCGAACACCACACAGGGATTTCGCCACTAGGTAACATGTACTGCTTTTGAATAGCTCTCACCTCGTCATCCATGGCCCAAGGACTAACGATTAATACCAATGCTTGCTTAGGTCCTTCGTAAAATAATTCCATCACTTACTCACCTCATCCATTTTTCCAGTGAAGTCCTTTATCCACAAATTACTGTGGATAGGCGCATGCCACTTTTCGCCTGCTAAATCGATTAACGCTACATCTTTAACCTTATGGTCAAGTAATATGTAGTTAATGGTACTGCGATAAAAATAGAGACGATCTCCACGCTTATTGACACCCTTAATCAGCTTATCTCGCTCGCACTTGCCAGTTTTATAAGCAAGAACAGCAACGCAAGAACCGTACATCAACATGAACACAAAGCTGAATAAAAAATAGGTCACTCGCTCACCTCGCTTGCTGGCATGCAATCCACAACCCTATAAGCTGCTTTAACTAAGCTAACAATATTGTCGTTATCGATGGCTTGTCGGAGCTCATGAATAGTTTTTGCCAATTGGTCATCAAGCTTCATCAGGACACTATCAGCAGGTACAGTTCTTGCGCATTCAGAGCAAGCAGTCACTATAATGCTCTCGCATCTCTCGTCGTTGCCCATATCCCATTCAATATCACCAAGCGTCTGTGCTGGCGTGTCGTCATCTAATGTTTCCTCTTTTAATTTTTCTTTAGCCAACAGCAGTGTTTGAATTTGCTCCTTACTTTTTCCAAAAACACAGCGGAAGCAAGCACCGTCATTTTCAATAAAACCACTATCAGTCGAGCCAGCCTGACACCGACTTTCACATAGCGGGCAAACAGTTTTTGTACAATCTTTTTTAGGAATCATTTACTGACCTCTACATTCTCGCGCCATTTGGCGACGGTGGCTTTCATCTGCTTCAGATCGACTAGCTTTTCCTGTCCTGATAAAGCCTTTGGGCAATCAGTCACGGTGTAACCCTTGCCTATGCAATAATCCTCAATGGCCTTAGCGTCACTATCATTGGTAAGTGCTCCAATACGGCACTCATAGCGAGACAATTTGGATACTTGCCAGCCAAGCGCATCGCTCATAGTTAGTAAGGTGCCATCAGTGGCCATGCGCATCATGCGTATCTCATGGCCAAGTAAGCAATCTATTCGTATATCGGTCATATCTACGTCTCGCTATCAATTAATGATTGGCCAACAAGTCTTTGTTCGCGCTGAGTGTTGTGCTCGTTTTCGTCAACCTCAAAGACAGATATAGTTAACGAAGCTTTTCCAACGATTTGGCCGTTAATGTAAAGCGTCCCCTCTTTAATGCAATGCTCCTTTGCTGTTAATGTGATGGGTCGTTTATCACTCATAGCCTATATTCCTTCAGGTGGGTTCGATTAGTTTCGTATATTTCGATACCGTGTACTTGTTTCATCTGCTTACTTTTATTGATGTAATCCTGTGTGCGCTTACCTTTAAAATCTTCTACCACTTCACAATTGGTTTTAGTATCGATATAAACAAAGTCGGCTTTGTAGGTTAATGCTCTAATCGCCTTGCCAGCCTCATTCCTACTCTTTGGGACGAGCTCATAAGGTACCTGTAAGCGTAAATCTTTGATCCTACCAAGCGCCTGCATGTGCTTTAAAAACGTATAGCGCTGCGACTCGCCTTTACTGTCAAATTTGATACCATCAATAATGGTTTTAACGTTCCCATACTTGCTCTTTTTAGCAGACTGTTTAGAGGGCCATAACTCAGCAACTTTATTAGCGTTCATCCGGCCAACGCTTGTAGAAGCTATATCTGTCCAACTGATACCTCTTTTTTTGGCCAAACCAATACTCTCCCTTCTTTGTCCCAACAACACGGATCGTTATACCGAACCCCCTCACAAAACTGCCTGCCTCAGTCACTTATCATTCTTTAAATGAATATCACCATATTCATGATCTCTAGCGGTACCGTCTTCTGACCACTTAGCATAGTCATCGTAGTAAGGGTTGCCCTCAACCACTCTCACTCGACCAGACCAATTTTGATAAGCGTAGTTTTTCGTATCAAATGACTTTTGCAGCCCTGAAACACTAAAATCCTTCGTAGTTTTCATAAGCTAGCCATAGGAATAATCAAAATCTCACTTTCTTTACGTCTGTCAAAGTAAGCCCATGCTTCGCTCTTATTAATCTTCCTAGTTAGAACGATGCGGCTCTCTATTTTGGCGTATCGCTCTACAAAGACTTTATCTGTCGACCAGCTCATAGCTGTCTGTAGTTCGCTATCATCAGTAGCAGCGCGATATACAGTGATGGTTTTAGGTAGTTGACGCCAAACTCGACGTTCACGAGTTTTCATTATTTTGTGTTGATTGCGTCGCTTTGCTCTAAACAACAATAACCATTTTTCACGTTCTTTATGACTACCTGCAGCTTTCCAACAAGTCCCTAAAACGTTCCAGTAATTGTTGTCACATTCAAATCTACTAGCATTTCCCAGTAAGAAAGGCAGTAATAAATGATTGGGTAAAACTACTAGCTTTCTGACAAGCTCATTATCTACGTCACTCATACCGCCTCCTGCATATCGTTCAATAACCGGTCATAAGCGGCTACTCGAGCTTCACCAGGTTGAACATATCTGTCTACATAAGCTTCAGTCTCAGGATTGGTCATACCGGGCAAAGGCATACGCTTACAACCGTTCAAAAATAATGGCATGTTGTCATCGGCCTTAGCATTCTCATGGCTTGGATGGTAGATAGGAGGTAAGTCACTATCGAAATGTGATGAGTTTTTGGCAGTGGTACCGCTCCAATTTTCGTTATCCGTGGTAAAGCGGCCTTTCGCCTTTTCCTGACGCGCTTCAGTGATTTTCTGTTTATCTATCTCACCTGCCAGCCACTTACGAAGTTTGGCCTTACGATTTGAATCAGTTAATAGCGGTTTACCAAGTAGGGCTTGTTCAGCGTAATGAGCTTTAAATTCCTTAACATGCAACTCGTACTGGTCTTCAGTTAACTGCATCAGCTTGCCAGCACGGAATAATTCACCACGCATCTCGTCAATCGTTGGCGCTACCCAGTTTTCGATATCACTAGAATGCTGACTGCGGATCTGATCAGCCTTGGTTGTGACTGGTTGAGTAACTGTTGGCTGATTGGCAGTGGGGGTAACAAAAGAATCATGAACAATCACCTCGCCAGCGTTTGTGTGGGCGTTCTCACTAACTGGTTGATGGTTATTGGTTACTGGTTCATAGTTACTGGTTATAGCAGTGTTTTTTGCGTTAGTTTGATTACCAGTTTCATTACCCGCTATTACCACGTGTTTCTCATGCAACGTTCTAAGGTTAGCAATAGATGATTTTTTATCGAAAGCAATCCCAGTATTAATGAGGTCAGCTATGATAGCCTTACGTTCTTTCTTGTGTTTGGCTACTCTCTCAGCGTTACTTAATACGTTACTATCATGATTACCAGCGTTACCGCCTTCGTTACCAGCGTTACCAATGTCATTACCGATTGCGTTACCTTTGGTACGTTTACCCCACTTATAGTCTTTTAGTATCTTGTCCCAAGCGGCACGCTTGTAGTACTTGCCAGCCTTTTTGAATTTGTCTTTTAGGACGAATGCCAATGCCTGCTTTTCATCTTCTGAATGGCAAGATAAGCGACGCTCGAGCAATGCTATATCGCCCCCATCAATAGGCTTCTCACTCAGCAAGTACATTGAGTACAAATCAAAAAATACCGTCTTCTCAGTACGGCTCATATAATTGGTTTCATTGTTCCAGTCGGTAAGATTGTGAAATACACTATGCATTAGGCTACCTCGTGGACAATGGCAAAAGTCTTAGCAAGATGTGTAAGGCCTTTTGGTGTAAATAGTGGCTGAGTTGTCGCACGTGTTTCGTAAAAAGTAGCACCGTTGTGATTAACTTTAACCTTATAGGTTACTGGGCGCTGTTCCATAAAACCCTGCTTCATGCGTAGGCTGTCCATCTGCAGCTTGTCTTTGCCGTCACGGTACATCCAGTTATGAGCAATACACCATGCATTGAATTTTTGCGGTTGAATGCCAAGTGATTTAGCGGTGTCACGCGCATTAAGGCTACCCATAGCGCTATCGATAACATCTAATGCAGCTGCTTTGGGTTCTACCAATGCTAGTCGCTCATTTTGTTGGTCTATTAAATCGGCTTGATCAGCAGCAAGGCGTAATGCCTGTGATAAGGTTTGTGGAATGACTGGCGCACTAGTTTGTGCTTCTAATGCTTGCCAGCGATCAACCAATGCAGCGGTAAATTCAGGAGAAAGCTGTGCAACGACCACAATGCTGTCACGCTTGCCCTGCTCGCCTGTGAAAATATAAACGTCTGTATCGTAGAAGCGGTTATTGGTCATTATTTGCACAACCCCCATTGGGGGAAGTGCTATAACAGCTGGTTTTAACTCTCTGTCCGTTGCTAGGCGTTCAATGCTTTGTTTCACTTTGTCATGACGACTACCAACCAATTCAGCGATCTGCTGGCTAGTCATAGACTGTTGATTGTTTTGCGTTAGAATATTCATTCTGATACACTCCAATTTCTATATTTGGTTTTACCGCCCTAATGATTCGCAGTCATTAGGGTTTTTTATTGCCCGTCTTTTATAGCCAAAACTTCTGCAATCGTTGTATCGGTATCCTGAGCTACCTTTTTAAAATACTCAAAGGCAACCATCAGCTTCAGACCTTGACGCTCTTTAACTGCATCAAACGTCTTATCTGTACTTTCAATCAATACCCACCCTATTAAGACGTTGCTAGACAATACGGTATGGATATCAAAGTCGTACTTACGTGCGAGAGTGGCCATGGCACGTGAACCATCTTTGTTTAACTCTGCGATATCACTTGCCTGCAGTAATTGACGACTACACACTGCTTTTAATAAGTCATGACCGCTGTTCTTAACCAATCGGCTGCTTATTTTCTTGTCTGCTTGATAACGTTCAAAGTCATCTATGACAAAATAGGACTGATCTGTTTTGATGCTGGATATACGGACAATCTTAATGTCTGTATTTTTGATGATTGATCGTATGTCTGATTGCTGCTGCTGATATTCAGACGAATACCCTGTGGTCGGCTGCTTTAACATGACGAGACGGCCACCAGCTTTAAGTTTTTCAACGATAGCCTCACGCCTTGCTTGTGCAATCTCATTCCTAGTCGGTATGTCTCTAACGAATTTTCTAATCTTAGGCTTTTTGCTTTTACGGTTGGCTTCTCTACTTTGAGTAGATGGCTCATGGGCTTTTTTTGCTGTCTTTTTGGCTGGCTTAGTGCGTTCATGTTTGACACGATGGACAGCGGTACCGTCTTTGATGTTATAAAGCGCTTTCTTATAGTTTTCTTGCGCTTCTGCTTCTAAACGATCAAGTTCTTTTTTGGCCTTATATCTCGCAAGCTCAAAATTGCTCAGATCACTAATGACGGTTTTCTTTTTGACTTCAGGATTGTCTAAATCGATGATGCCTTTGGCTTTGGCAAATGCTTCTACTTCGTCGATTGTTGATGAGGTGGCACTTGGCACTTTGCGATGTCGGCTTAATTCGGTGTACTGGTCGGATAACGGTTGTGAATTCATCCTTACCTATCCCCATTCTTTTCTGTGATTTGCAATCTCAGTTTTTGCAACGTCGACATTGCATTTTGTATGGTTATTAATATACCTTCGGCTTGCTTTGGACTGATATGACCGTCTGCCAATGCCTCATACATTTTCGCCATTACGTCACCTTGGCATGCGGAAGTAGATAGCGCTGTCATGAGTATGTCCATTTCATCAATACCGTCGACATAATCCACTTTGCAGTAAACACCACCTAAGCGACTGGCCATTGCGTGCATGATGTTGTGATTGCCTGTGAACTCCATAAGAGTTAACGACTCGTCTAGGCGCAGGTGATGAGTATTACAATTCGCATTTACTTTGCTATTTAAGACAGTCGGCGTCATACCTAATCGCAGGGCCAGCGCTGGCGAGCCACCATGTTTGGGGTCGTGTACTGTTCTGTGAGCTACATCTATGACGTTCATCGTGTTTCACCCATTTCTAAAAACGTTTTGTTAGAACCTGTACTTCTGTATCTTTTATTGCAGGGGTTAGGCATCTTCTGGTTCAAGCTGCTGCTGTGGTTGTGGTTTAAACCTATCTTTAATCTCATCTGCTGAAATTCCTGAAAGATCAGAAAGGTTTTTCGAGTAATTTGTTTCACTGGTAAACTCGGTACGCGGTAAAGAGCCTTTCTTTGCCCATTTATAAATAGCTCGGACACTTAAGCTTGTTTTTTCTGCCACTGCGGGTACACCACCACAATTATTATCAATAAATAGTTTTAACGGGGTCTGTTGCATGTTCATGATTCCTATATTAAGAACAATTGGTTCATATTAACAGGTACTGACTTTTCATTCAATAGGAAATACAATTGAACAAACGGTTCATAAGGAATAAAACATGAATAGTTCAGATGACGCAAAAGTAGCGTTTGCAAAAAGGCTGAACGACACTTTGACTGAGAAAGGTTATACGCAAAGAGGTAGTGCTCAACGTCTAAAGCGAGAGGCGAAATTCGGAATTTCTGACAGAGCTATCAACAAATGGTTAAAGGCTGAAACACTTCCTGATCACCACAATATAGAAGCGTTAGCTAAATTTCTTGGCGTTAACTTCAACTGGTTAGCTGCTGGACAAGGTGAAAAAACAACCAAGCCAAGCCGTGACGATTTGATACAAAAAATAAAAGCTATAGAAAAAAGCGATAAAGATGGAATCGCGCCCAATTCAAGCGATCCGGAAGGCACACAGAGAGTTCCAGTTGATTATGGAATGGTCGGTTATATCCCTGTAATTAGCTGGGTGGCGGCTGGTAGTTTTTCGGATGTAATGCCTGTAACGGTAGATGATGCAATCGATTGGATACCACGACCACAAAATCTATCTAAGCGCGCATTTGGATTGATTATTCAAGGACGCAGCATGTGGCCTGAATTTAAACCCGATGAGATTATCTATGTAGAGCCTGAGATATCGCCATGGGATTTGAAAGATGGCGACTTAGTAGTTATTCACTGCACCGATGATAAGCAGGCCACGTTTAAGCAGTTGATCATGGGTAATGGTCCTGAAGATATGTACTTAAAGCCACTTAATCCAGACTGGCCTGATCAGAAGATAGTTCCTATGGGCGAATGCATGCTTGTTGGTATCGTTGACAGCAAAGTAACCAGATACAGATAGGGTCATTTTATGAAACCATATGAATATTACTGGATATGCCACTTTCTGAAACATGCCAAGCCAGTCGACACGCTGCCATTCGGATGGTGCGTCTACTGTGAGGCTATAGACTTTGAATAACACAAGGATGTGATTATGAAAAGAAGGTTGATATTGATCGTTATTTCCATATTGCCTATCTTGGCATGTAGTAATAACACTAATAGTGAGCCTAAATACGGCGATTCAGGCTTGCCTAGCAACTGTCGCTCATACATTCAGGTTAGTGTGGATGCTTGGCGTGCTGGTGAGTATGAAACAGAAGAGACTATGAATGCCTTAGAAAGAAATTGTGGCGCATATGGGCAACTATGGGATGAATAAAAAGAGCAATTTACTAATATTCATAACCCCATTGCTAATTGCTGCATGCACCTCTGCACAAGATGACAGTTATGGCTCTGGGTATGTTGTAGTACATGAAGCTTTTTGGGGAGCGGATCATAATACACCCTACCCATTTACCGTATCGGGTGAGATTGTATGTGGGGTTCATGCATATTATGGGCCTGAAATATATTTCCATCCTGTCGAATTCACTAATGAATCTTATATCGGTACACCCCTTAATAAAACTGCGGCTAAATCTCTGAAGCAAGCGGGCATGACCCCAAACGTCCCTTATAGCATTAAGAAAGGTGCTGATTTGAGTGATGCTATAGAGGTTGGTCTGAAGGTGTGTGATGAGATGTATGGATAGGATTAAAGAAAGAATACTTGAGATAGTTTCCTGTAATTTAACTTCTCATAACAATCCTTGTTAATTAGTCATACAAAACTGCCTCGATACCTTATTCCAAAAATAATGACTGGAGAAAAATATGCCCGATAAAATAGTTAGATTTCTAGATATAAGTTGTTATCGTAACTTCAAAGGATGGATTACAGACAAGAATAATATTAACCCAGTATTTGTTGCTAGCTTTAAGCATCCCAATGAAAACAAGGCTATTGATATGTATGGGAAGATATATCCCTTAGACTTTACTGATAGATCTTTGTTTAACGAAATTGTTGGTTATTTAATAGCTAACGCTCTAGAAATTCCTCAGCCTAAATATGCATGTATTGCTTTGATTCCAACTCAAGATATTGCTGAAAACGATAACATTGGGTTTTCTGATTCCGTGCTAGGAAAGAAATTCTTTGATAACGAATTCTATCCTATTTTCTGTACCTCAAAAATTGACAAGAGTGAAACCGCATTTGAGTATCATACACGTAGCAAAAAGTTAATAGATGAGCTTGCAAAATGGTCACATATAGGTGATACCATAGCAATGGATAATACAATAGCGCACGTCGATAGGCATATGGGAAATTTGCTTAGAACGGGCAAGGCTAAATATCATGTTATTGATAATGATATGCTAGTATGCAAATATGACACATATGGATATGGCTGGTTAACTAGTGATTTAGATGTAGATAAGAAGTATAAGAATCAACTTTTTGATATCGCGAAGGACTTAATGCCACAAAAAGAATTTGTCAAGATTCGTAGTAGCATGATCCACGAGTGTCACAAGCATTCCAATGCTATTGCGTCAATAAACAATGAAGTGAATAATTGGATGAATTCTATATATAGCTCAAACTCATCAGATTATATTGAATTTCTAGATTTCTTAAATAAGAGAGCAGATAACGCATTTGAACAAGTAACATCTAGAGTGGAACTATTAATATGAATACGTCATGGCTGAGTTTACTCAACAGCAACGAAAACAGTGATTTGATATCAGGAAACTGGTTTACTGTACGATTTATGCCCGATAGAATTTCAGGAGAGATATTCAATGTTGGTGTAGTTTTCGTAGATAAAAATAGCAAATGCCATTATAGAATTCTAGAAAATACAGACGCCTTTCAGTGTTTGTTTGGTATAAGTGGAGCTGCAAATATTAAGTTTTTGCTTGATGTAGTTGACGAGATGTTTGCAAATAATAATTATACAATTACGCCTTCTCCTCACATTATCTATTCAAACTATCAAACAGCACGAGGTGAAAGCGTTGACGAAATATTAGACGATCTATACGGGTCAATGATATCTCTTATATGTAGAAATGAAAAAAAGTCAAAGAAAAGTCAGGCTCTGGGCACAACTGATTTACGCAAAAAAGTATTTAATCAAATTGAAAGTAGAAGAAAAGGAATGAAGGATAAAATTTATAATCCAGAGCCTTTTCTAATTACCAATAATAGCAATGAAAAAGGGATGTTAGTAGATATGCCTATTTCTAAGTATAGTTTAGGGGATTCCAATACGAGGGCAGAATACTATGGTACGATTATCTCGGCCGCTTACTTAGATGATATTCATCGTCGATATAATATTGATTATGTTGGTTGCACTAATGTCACAAACTGCTGTGAAATTTTAGGAAAAGCTATCAAGGCTAGTATAGTTATTTATGTGCCACCTGTAGATGAGATCGTATTTACTGAAGCAGTTCAAATAAATATTCGAAACGAATTAGATAAATGCCTGTATTCGTTGGAAAAAATGAATAAAGATGGTTACGATATCGATATTCAAATAGCTCACTCATCTGAAGAGTGTGGCACTAAAGTATTAGAATTTGTTGATTAATTAGAAATTACTTCTAATAAAAAACCCGCCTCTCAGCGGGTTTTTTATTGCCTATCAATCTACCAAAGCTTAACTGGTACAAACCTTCTTAGACTGACTAATCTTGCCGTTATTACAAACGAACTTACCATTTTTACAATGCGAGACACCGCCCATGCTTTTAGAACAAGGATAGTTCTGAGCATTCGCCTGTACGACTGGCGACATCATGAGCATAGAGATAAGAAGTGCTGACCAAGTTTTCATAAGCAACCTTAGGGTTAGATGACGTAAGTTCAGAATATAGCACTGACCTCTATCAGCATCAATAACTATCTTACTTATGTTTATAAAGGATTGATTGACTTACGAATACCCAACCTGCGCTGAGCAAGTTATGATTAACAAGCTAGATTGCTGAAAAAAACAGCGTCCTCTATCATTCAGAACATCGTTAATTTTTATGCGTACATGCCAGCACGCTTGAGACTGGCTGATAAGGATGATTATGTTTAATTTTTATGTGGTTAGTTACGACTTGCACCTAAACAAAGATTACGTAAAGGTCAAAGAGGCTATTAATCAGCTTTCTGCAGACTGGATAAAACCACTAGAGTCTTTTTATATCATAAAAACTAGCCTTGATGCCGCAGAGGTTAGAGAAGCCTTAATGAGTAGCACTGACAACGATGATTCTATATTTGTTGTTAAAGCAGACCTTAATGAATGGTCCAGTTATGGCGTAAAAAAAGAACTTACAGATAAAATCAAACAATGGATTTGATAGACTCGCTGGCACGTTCATCTAGTCTTGCCTGTCTAAGCGCATCACGGCTATCCATGTCTGCCTTTTCTTCTGCAAGCACACCGTTTAGGATTCGCTGACTATCCTCAGACGGATCCTGAATCTTAGTGTCTTCCGCAAGATAGAAAGGACATCCCTGAATTTTTACTCTAGTACCTTTAGGGATGAATACACTTTTAACTCGTTCAGCTTCGATATCTAGTGACATAACACTCATTCTTAACAATTAATTTCACATTACTTTACCACCAAACCGCCTTAAATGGCGGTTTTTTTGTACCTAAAATTCATATTTGATTCTTAATATTCGTATAATGGTTCATATTAAGGTTGACGTATAAGAACCATTAGTTCATAATTAATCCCATCGAAACGGCAAACGCTTTAATCAAAGCGCTTGGCACTAACCAATCAGGCATAGAAAAGCCCCAATCAGCACGAACTGATTGAGACATAACACTCTACTACGGAGTCCGTAAATTGTGGCACACATCATAAAGCAAATCAATATCGAGCTGACAGCAAAGCTCGCAATATCCGCCCTACTCACCAGCGTGATAGTCGTCACTGGTGCTAAGGCTATCGACACCGGCATCGAAGCAGAAGACAACGTGCATCTAGAGCACAAGCTTTGGCTTGACGAAAACACCAGCAATGATCACAACGATGATATGACGCAGGAAGAATATGAAGATAGCCAGCGCGCCAAAGAGATTGCCGATGCTAACGCCTCATTGGCCAAGATCAAAGCCTATGCAGACGGAGATTCAAAGTGAACTCTGACCTCATGATTAAAATGCAAATAGCGTCGTTCAAACATCAAATAGGACAGCGCTTAAAGGCAGATCAAGCCAAGCCGCCACGTCATAAAAAGCTACGTGATAAAAAGTATTTAACCAATCAAGCGCAAGGCCAATTCATTAACAAGCCAGCGCAAATTTTCCTTAATCCAACCGATCATCAAATAATCAAAATTATGAACGGTGAGCTATGGGGGTATCAGCCATGAATACGATAGCCAATCAATCTGACGCCAATGCAGTGATCACAGCGAAGCACGTCTACGAAGCCATCAATGCCGTACAAAAAGACATTGTCTCTACTGGTATTAGTAAAGACAAAAGAACCACTGGTAGCGCTCAGTACAACTTCCGAGGCATCGATGATGTGTATAACGCCCTAAGCCCGCTAATGGCCAAACATAAACTCATTATATCGCCACGCTTTCAAGATCGTCGCACAGAAGAACGTATCACGAGCAAGGGCTACTCACTTTTTTATACAACCGTGACTGGTTACTTTGATTTTATCTCAGCTATTGATGGCAGTACGCATACCGTAGTCACCTTTGGCGAAGCCATGGACTCAGGCGACAAGGGCACTAACAAAGCTATGAGCATCGCTTATAAATACGCTTGTTTTCAGCTTTTTGCTATACCAACTGAAGCAAGCGAAGACCCTGATGCCTATGTTCATCCGCAAGATAGGTACCAATCACCTAATCAAAATGAAAGCCCTGCATTGCTCTTGCCAGCGCCCACCCAAGCAGCTGCATTCAATCTTGACGGTAAATTATATGACCAGTACAAGCGCCGGATATTCAATGCTGAACAATTTAAAGCTGTATTGAAGTCTATCGAAGATGGCTCGTACCCTATCACTAAGTTTACTGATAGTAATAAATATTTTTATAGCGAAGCACAAGTCAAAGAACTGCAAAAGTTCATGCCCGCTTAACTTAAATTTTATAGAGCACAACGATATGGAAACTTGGAATTTAATAGCGTTAACGATATCGGCTCTGGCTATTTCGTCCATCGCTGCACTGTTTGTCTTTAACAGGACAAAGAGTATTCAACGTATTAATACGTCTGCCAACTTTAACTCTCTTGCTGCTGAAGATTTGATGGGTGTGGTGATAGGCGTACCACTCAACGAGATAGTCTCTGCAGGCGACACTATAGAGATAGTCATCAAAGTCAACGGACACTCTATCGCTGGTAGTGAATACTCAGTGAAGCGTTGGTATGGCCGCCTAAAGCTGACACGCAAAACAGGAGACTAGACAAATGGAACAATCAACCAAAAACCCAGTCTTGCCAGCAGTCGCCATAGATTTTGAGACAACTGATGCATCAAGTGAAGCGCAAGCTACGGAGGTAGGGTTCTGCCCTATCGCCTTTTCTAACACTGGAATACTCAATCCATTGTTTCAGCTGGTAGCGGTGCGCTGTAAGCCTGATCGTGAAATAACTTTCAAGGCAATGGCCATTACTGGCATTTGTCCTGAAGACGTAGCCAACGAGCCAAGTCATACAACGATCGTTCCTCAGTACATGCCTATCGGTGCCGCTTACGTTATTGGCCACAATGTCGATTACGACATACAGGTAGCTGCTAACGCAGGTGTAGACATCAGCGAATATAGAGCTATTTGTACATTGGCCATTGCTCGAGAGCTATATCCTGATGGCGAACATAGCTTAGGTGCACTCCTCTACCGCTTTGACTATGACGAGGCAAGACAGTACGCACAGAATGCTCATAGCGCCGCTTTTGACGTGCGTTTCTGTGTGCGTCTACTACGTATGTTTTGCTATCAGTTGGACATCAATGATATGGAAGCGCTGTACCAGTTTAGTCAGCAAGCGCGTATTCCAAAAGTTATGCCTATGGGTATGTTCAAAGGGCTTGTCATTGCCGAGTTAAATCAAACACAGCCTCAACGTGGCTATCTGTTTTGGGCCATTGGCAATGTGAGTGACAAATATTTGATCCAAGCTTGCCAGCCAGTCGCAGAAAACTGTGATCTTGAGTGCACCAAAGGCAATGAGATCTACAGAAAAGGTCAGATATATAAAATCGGTCAATTCATTAGCGAAAAAACACTAACCATTATTGTTGGTGATACGAGTTACACCGCTCATGTAGGCGAAAAGAATATCGTAGCCTCTTTTGATGACATTAATGACGCTGTTTTTAAGGCGGCTTAGATGACGAATCTTACCTCAACTTATTACTTCAAGGATTATAGCGAGAAAGATATGGAAGCTATCAAGCAAGAACTTAGCGAGGCTGATATTAGCTTATCACCTGTCAAAGAAAAAGAAGTTCAGGACACAGATTTAAAGCCGCTGAATTGGCAAGAAGGTGACATAGCCATGTCGCCTACTCACTTTTATATGATTTACAACGATACGGAAAAAGGCATTGCCGTTCGGGTGTCCAATAAAGTAATAAACGTATCGGATACGTACCACGGATTTCCAGATAAAGAAGATGCCAAAAACTGGATTAAAAACACTCATTGCCCATTGATACAAGAGCGACTTGATCATTGCGCTGCTGAACATGGCCTTAGTATTGACCAAAGGTGGCTTAGTAAGAAGACCAGCTGCATTTTGGAAATAGTTATGATTGATGATGGAAGTGTGTATACGAATATCTATAACGAAAATAAGCAAGGAAGTGTCGTTAAAAAAATGAATTATCCAGCGATTTGGATGGATTCTTACTCGAAAAACAGCTGCTTACTTATGCTTGATGGTGAAACAGCTGTAGATTGCTTAATTCGTTGTGGTATAGGGAGCAAAAATCATGAGCAAGGATAGAAGCATACATGCGCTAAATGGTCATCTACATGATCAACTCGAACGCTTACTAAATCCTGATATTAGCGAAGAGAACCTAGAATTAGAAGTTAAGAGAAGCAAGGCTATCACTACGGTCGCATCACAGATAATTGATGGCGAGCGTGTGGTTAATCAACGAGCCAAATTGATAGCTGAGCATGATCCTAATCTGCTTGCTCAATACCTCATGCCAAAAGGAGTTACTTATGAGTCAGGCTAAGCGAATATCTCCACCCATTGCATATTCTGACACTGAGTTGTCCTGGATTGAGTCAAATCAAGCTGGAATTAGCCGTGAAGCGTTATCAAAGAAATTCAATAACAAATTTAACCGCTGTATCTCAGCGCAAAACATTGCCGGTCTTTGCAAAAGAAATCGCTGGGCTAATGGTCGAGACACTCGTATTAAGAAAGGCGATAAGTCATGGAATAAGGGTATTACTGGTTACATGGGCGCCAATAAAACCTCTTTCAAAAAAGGCAATATACCTTTTAACCATAAGCCTGTAGGTCACGAACGAGTGACTGAAGATGGTTACATCATGGTCAAAGTTGCTGAGCCCAATAAATTCAGGCTCAAGCAGTTAGTGGTTTGGGAAGCGCACCACGGCAAGTTAAAGGACGGCTATAACTTACGTTTTTTAGATAACGATAGAACCAACTGCAATATTGATAACCTAATGAGTATTCCGCGTAGTGTTAACGCGATCGTTAATAATCGCAATCCTGCTAATACACGTGATGAGAACCTCAATAAGTCGATATTGTTGACTGAAAGCATTACTTGGCATGCCAACAACCTTAAGTGCCGCTGATTACTAAGGAAAAACTATGAAAAATAAGATTTTAAGAGGTGCGCAAAAGCTCATGTCTGACTTTAAACAAGATGCTATGGGCGAACAAAGCAAAACAATGGTGATATTGGCTGCTCATTTTAACGACGAAGAAGGCGCATTACTATCATCTGCTACTGGCGGTATGGAAGCTACCATAAACCTAATGGTAAGTGGTTTTACTAAAATCTTTGATGAACTGCTACAAGCAAATGGAACTGATAATCCCACTTATCTAAAAGAACAGATTCTCACTAACTTAGAGAAACGACTCAATGATGTCATTGCGGCACGCATTGTCGTTGATCAACAGAGCAAGCATTAAGGAAAGCGATTGTGAATAATACAAAAGAACGTCCAATAATCTTCAATACACAAGAAGTCTGTGGCGCACTCGATCGCTGTAAGACACATCACAGAGTGATAATTAAAAACGTACCGCATGGCAGCATAGCTCTTGGACAAAGAACATTGTTAGTCAATCGTGACGGTATTGAAAGATGGCACTGGCTTGACGACGGTAAAACACACTTGGTTTATGGTAATGAATTTAAGTGTCCGTTTGGCAAAGTTGGCGATCGATTATGGGTTAAAGAATCATTTATACCCGACCCGCCAGCTGGTCATGATGCATGGGAGGATGAAGATAGTTTTACTAATTATTATTCATGGGATGGGTGTGGCAGCAAGTTATCAGAAATACCCAAGAGATTACGTAAGCCTGAGCACGTCATTTACAAGGTAAGATGGACCAACCCTGACTCTATGATATGGGTTAGCGCTTCACGAATGCGTAAATGGGCAAGTCGCCTACTTTTGGAAATAACTAACATTCGTATTGAGCGTATTCAGGAGATTAGTAGGGCTGACGCTCTTGGCATGGGATTAAAGCAGCTTTCTAAAGATGGTGGACGGACATACAAGTATGGCCTACCCGATACAGACGGTTTGCCCGGTACCGACAATATAGGGTGGCATTGGTCTGATTGGGATAGTGATCATAAAAAAGCAGTGGCACGGCTTTGGGATTCAATTCATGGCAAAGGTGCGTGGGAGCGAAACGACTGGGTATGGGCACTTAAGTTTAAAGTTGTTAAAGACAAAGGAGATCGAAATGATAGGTAGGTATTACACCACAGGCGACATCAAGGAAATATTTGGCTGGGAATCCAATACGACAATTCATCGCAAGCGTGATGCTGGTTTTTTACCGCCCCCTGATCTCAAAGGACGGCCTAATAAATGGTTAAAGGTTAAGATCGATGCGCTAGTGAACGATACCAACAAAGACAAAAATGACGCCTAATTGCGTCATTTTTTGTTTATACAGTATAATACACAGTATCCATAAAAATATATTTTATTAATTATATTAAAATCAAATACTTATAAAATAAATTCGAGTCTTGGTGGGCGCACCAATTATTGTATTTAGACATAACCTCGCATTACCCCAATCCGCTACAGCCCCCGAATTGACTTACATTACGTCTTCCTGCATCACTTGTCATTACCTAGCACCACCACTACACTGTTGTTAAATATGTTGTTAAATATTCAACAAGAGCGTTATTTGTTGTTAAATTCTCTTAGGTTTTGTTGTTAAAACCTCTCCACGCCTTTAAGGCCAAGTCATGACAAAGAGAAAAGACTACCAGTTGACGGATGCTGCCGTAAAATCTATTGCCAAACAATCACCACCTAATAAGATTACACGCCACGGCGATGGCAATAATCTATATCTAATACAACATCCAAATGGCTCCCTATTTTGGCAAATGGCTTATCGCTATCAATCTAATAAAGACCTCAAACCTAAGCAAAAAACCTATCAGATAGGTATCTACAAACCAGCCAAACTAGATATAGATTCCTCATTCAAACCAGAAGTATCGTTAAAACAAGCACGATTGGCACGTGATAAAGCTAAATCATCACTTGACGACGGTATTGATCCTACCGACCAAAAAAACCATCATAAAAATAACTTTGAGCAGAAAGATTTATTTAAAATTATTGCTAACAGTTATATCAATGAAAAGTCAGAAACCACGCCCAAGAATATTCAAAAGCTGCATACCTATTTAGACAAGCATGTCTCACCACATATAGGTGACTATCCTATAAATGCTATTACTGCTCAGGATGTTATTAAAACTGGATTAGCAATTCAAACGTATTTTGAAAAGCAAGGCAAGTGGACGACTGACACAACACACAAGTGCGTAGCGTTTATCAGTTCGGTTTTTGAGTATGCTATCAACACACTAGGTTATGATCTTATTAATATTGCTCATGGACGCAGTAGAGCGCTAAGACCTCATAAGGCTGAGCGCATGAAAGCAGTGGAGCAACACCAATTCCCTGAGCTACTACGTAATATTGATCAATACAGTGTAGATAATCCAAATGCTCATGAACAGACCGTCGCTGGTATGCAATTAATGACGCTGTGTTTTGTTAGAACAAAAGAGTTGAGGTTTTTTGAATGGTCAGAGATTGATTATCATAAAAGCGTTTGGCGAGTGCCAGCGCACAAGATGAAGATGCGTCAGGATCACATTATTCCCCTATCACCACAAGCTATGGCTATCATCGAGCGTATGCGTCCCTTAACTGAGCGTACAGGCTATGTTTTCTACAACTTTGAGCGCAGCAATCCATATAGCGAAGTATGGTTCAATCAAGCACTCAAGCGCATGGGATATACGGGCGACCCCTACCCTAAAATGACGGGGCATGGTTTTAGGCAGCTTGCCAGCACAGGATTATATGAGTTGCAATTTAGTCAAAATCTTATAGAAATACAGCTAGCCCACCTTGAACAGTCTAGTGTTAAAAAAAGATACGATTTATCTGCACATTTAGCAGAACGGCAGATGATGATGAACCAATGGGCAAATCATTTAGATGACCTTCGAGCTGGTACTGCTGTCAGTTTTGACTTACTGACGCCAGATGAAATTAAGAGAGAAATGAATAATCGAAATGAGCAGGCTGCCGATATAGCGCTGCATGATAAAGATGTTTTAATAAAGAGTTTACAAATGCAAGGTATATCACAGGACGTATTATTAAAACTTGCTGAACAGCTTTAATAAGATAGTTTTAACAAACATAGCTAGCATTGGACTGGCAGACCGAACTTGATTGTGTCCATCGCTGTCAAGCCAAACTGCAAGGCTAGGATTAATTACCCGAACGACAGCAACCGCACCCTTATGCTGTCAGCGCCTTGCCTCTATTTTATTTTAAGGGTGTGAGGGTGCAAATATGGCGTTACTCGATACGCTAAAAGATACGCACGACAATAAATATATTTCTTTTTGGAAGTTAGTTTCTAATATAATTGACGTTGATGAGAGTAAAAGTGATAACAGTTACGCTAGTAATGAAACTTACTTCATGGTCGCTGAAGCTTTGTTGAGATTAAAAATACATGAGAAAATCCGCTACTTTATTTATGACCCTGATGATTTTACTTTTAAGCAAATAGATAAACCAAAGATTGATGAAGCGAAACTATTTTTAAAAACATTACTTCCAAATTCTGGTAAAAAACTTGAGCCCACTGAAGTGATAAAGGTTCAGAATCAATTTAAGAATTACTTTTGGCTTAAAGAGTCTATAGAACAAGTACTTCCTAATGGTAGTGTGAACTTCATTAATCCAATCTTTTTTGATTCAGGAGAATATCACTTTTTAGATATAACGCCCTCTTCGGTTGATATAGAAACTCTTATTAAATTAAAGCACCTCCAAGACAGAGTAAATGAGTTAGAAGCCGAAAAATCTACTGGTAGTTTCTCAGTGGGAACGCCAACGGTAGAGCATGGCGAACCTAAAACTTATGAACATCTTGTTGAAGCACTGACAGCTGCCAACGCTAAAATAAAACAGCAAGCGCAAGATATAAATAGGCTCAGTGACCAGTTAAAGGAACAAGCAGATAAACCCTTACGATATAACTCCGAAATGGGCGTAGCTAGAATGCTTTACGCTATTTTGACAGAGCATAAATATGACCTATCAGCTACAAAAGGAAAGGCTAATAGCCTGATAGAGAAAGCATCGCAATTACACGGCACACCAGTCGCTAGGAACTTCATAGCAAAATGGATTGAATTATCAAATCAAGCCAAAAGCGATAGTACAAAATAGGGTCATATCAATTATTTTAGGGTCACGTGACCGTCATGTGACCCTTATCACTTTGCCCTACCCCGTAACATTCACCTCATAGCGCAGCCATTACCGGCTATAACCAACCCCGCTATGAGGTGATACAACATGACATTGAACGACCAGTACCTAAGAATGGCAAACCTTGCCAACCAGCCAGCAAGAACCGCGAAGACCTATACTACGAAGTCAGCTCAGCAGCGCACCGTCACCGCCAAAGCCGCCACACGTGGTATTACTGGTTTTAGTGCTAAGCATATCTATCATCTAATCAATCAAGATAAATTCCCAGCACCTGTAAAAATCGGACGGGCTAGTCTATGGCGCTTGTCTGAAATCAATAGCTGGCTAGACAGTCACGCCGAGCAGACCAATGATATGACGGGGGCTTAATATGACGACCTCAGCGAACGCACCCGTTACCAATGAGCAGCCACCCCAAACCCAAGTAGAAATTGTTAGAGCGCACCTGATGACAGGTGCAACTATAACAACTTGGGGCGCTATCCGCCTGTATCAAATCACTTGTTTAGCCCAGCGCATACATAACTTGAGAGAGGCAGGACTGCTCATTCAAAGCGAAATGACCAAGCATAACAACAAATGGTTTGCGGTCTATTGGCTCGATGAACAGACCTTACTTGAAAGTGAGCTATCTAACAGCGAGGTGACTCCATGAGCCAATCAAATGACGTATTAGAACCGTGCCTAGTGGCAGTGGATAGTCATACTTTGTCAGTCGTGGACGATTACATTCAGGATTACTCAAACGAATGTGAAAGCCTAGCCTATGCACTAAACATGATAGAAGTGAATGACCCAGCCAGCAAAGGGGTGATAGTCGCTATCAGGTCTGCATTGTTTGCTATCAGTGAAAACGCTAGCGAGTTGAGCGACGGATTAATGACCCAGCTTATCTTGCAGCCACAAGTGGAGGTAATAAGCCATGAGTGATAATCGCATCAAAACTCAGCACGGGGCACATAGTCGCAAGCAGGCAAGCAAGCGTGGCTTACTACTTAGCTTTATCATATTTATGGCATGGGTGGTAGGCATTGGCTTGCTACTCTCATTGATAGCTTGCCAGCCAGTCAATGCAAAACTGATTGCAAGCGATGACACCAGCGGTTACTATATAGACCTCTCAAAAAACGTTAGCGGACAAGCCAGCCGTGAAATTTTGGCTTTTTTTGTGTCTGTTATTGATGTGGACTCTCAATCCTTATCAAAACATACAGATACCGCCCCACCCACGCATACAAGCGTACCAAGGGGGCAATACCTCATATCTATGGCAGCACCTCAATGCTTGCCAACCGACTATGACGGGTTGACGCTGCAAAATAAAATAGCCGTAAGGCGAATATGCAAGGCGGTTACTAACGTTACCGAGAGTAAGACCCGTCACCCTATACTTTTATTGTATAGCGTGGCATTCACTCAAAAAACGTTAGGAAGTAGCTATATGGCTAATTCAATCCGCACGACTTCAAACACCACTACCCCGACGACCAAACCAGCCACCTTTGATATTGGTGATGCGGTTTTGTATGCGCTATTAATTCCCCGTCTCTTTTTATTGATTCGTTACGGCAATCAGGTGTCACAGTGA